GACCAACAGGAACTCCGCCGCGCGGAAGCTTATCCTGACGACAGGCAAGCGATCGGGTGCCTGTACGACGGATATGCCCGGCTCATCGCTCTCGGATGGCGCGACGATCCGCCTCCCGAGAACCGCTGGATATCGTGGATTGAGCGCGGTTCGACGACGGTCCATAGCACGAAGGGGCCGGTGTCGCTCGAACGGGTGCTGATGTGGAAGCCGGCATTGCCTCCCGAGCTGACCCCACCCGACCGGCTGTCCGCTACGGCGCTGGCCCACCTGCAGGTGCCCAAATGATGCTCCCGATAATCAATGCCCGACGAGACGGCGAGCCGCTTATCCTCATCCGCTATGGGTGGATCGGCGCTGACGGCTGCACGCGGCTACAGGGTGACGATGACGGCCCCGGAACGCACTACGGCCTCTGGTGGGCCGCAAAGGGTCGCTGGTCCGACAAGCATGACCGGTGGGTCGTCACGGGCTGGGAAGACGCCGAGATCAACCGGCCCAGCCATTATATGCTAATTCCGAAAATGTCGGAGGAAATCCAATGATACGATTTTTTGCCCTCACGGTCGTAATTCTCGCGCTTGTGGGATGTGGTCAGATAGATTGCTTCTTCGTTGACGGTGCCACTCCGGCGCATTGTAATATGGGAGATAAGCGATGACTCGTTGGGGCCGCCTACCGCGCATTTTCGACCCAGGTGTTCCGCACCTAAGTTCGCTTCAGATGCGAAGCGTCGCTCCTATTGCGATACCACAGGCACTCGACTACACGTCGCCTCTTCCAGCCGATCAGGGCATGGAGGGAAATGATACGGTGGGGGACTGCACGGCAGCTCTCGTTGCTCATGCGATCCAAGTCTGGTCTCGGTTCGCAGGCGGTGAGGAGATCGTCATTCCGCGGGAGTTAGCGCTCCAGTTCTACCGCGAGACCACTGGCTGGGATGGCACTCCGGGTTCGTCGAGTGATCGAGGAGCGGTGATCCAGGATGTTCTCAAATACTGGATGAATGTCGGTTTCCCGATGCCCGACGGCTCACGCAACTTGCTAACTGGCTTCTTCGAGGTCGATCCGCGCAACGTGTATGATATCGAGCGCGCCATCTACGAGTGCGGCGTGGTGGATGTCGGGTTCAACGTGCCGGCGTGGCTGGAACAGGGTGAACCCCCCGGCGTATGGATTAATTCACCAGGCGCAGACGTCCGGACGGTAGGTGGTCACTGCGTCGGATGGGCCGGTTATGGCCCCCCACCCGGTACAGCCACCCCAAGCCTCCGCACGATGTCATGGGGTCGTGACTATTATATGACCCTCGACTTCGAGGCGGCTCAGGTCGATGAGTGCTATGCCTTGGTCAATTCGCTTTGGGTCGAGAAGACCGGGCGCACGCCGCTCGGCATGTCGCTCGATGATGTCACGGCGCAGATGTCGGCGCTGCGGTAAACGTTGAATGGGGAATTGCCCTAAGGTAACAAATGCCTTGGGGCTCCCCTAGATTTAGCAGCAGTTAGCGGCTCCTGCTCCCGGGCGCGAAATAATCTCGTCCGATTAAAGCCCCAACCTGAGAAACAAAACATCCAGACCCGCTTCGCGGGAGTCCAGCGGCCTCATTCAGTACACCGGCCCAACCAAATGTCCGTTCCTCGCGGCTGGCTAGACTTCGAAGGTTCTCTTTAGAACTCACATGCTCCACCAACGCAAGCGAATGTTTTAGCAGATTCTGTATAATCTGCATCTTCGCTAAAGGCTGAGAAATTTATAGCCTTGGGTGTTCGAGCGTTTAACTTCTCCCATTCTTCTTTCGTACAGTCCATATATGGCATTTGTTGATAATTCGCGTCACTAAATGGCAAGAATGCTGTGCCGGACATGATATCAAAGTTGTCATAAACCCACGCGCCAACCCTCATCCATTCAGCGTCCTTTATAGAGACTGTTATTGAGGGCTTATGCTCGCAATAATTCATTGCGTAGATTTTCCATATATTAAGGTGCTCGATTGCCGTATATTCATCACGCGTTACTGCTTCGTCGGGAACTTTAATCGGGAAGAATAGCACGCTTGTCGTATGCGGCGATCGCACGTCATCTTCGGTATAGACACCATTGACTGTGAGAAATTGACCTAGCTTGTCTACCTTGTTGGCCCGATTAGTTCGGATATAATATGGCTTAGCATGGGCACCATGAAGTCCAGAGCTACATCCGACTAGATTACTATTATTTCCTTCTGGCTTTATGCTAGTTATAGCTGCGCTAGCATTGATACCCAGACGATCTGCCCATTCTGAATTTGTCTGTACTGCTACATCGCGCATTGCGGCAAGAGCATCAGGAAGTTCGCACTTAACTCCGTCTAAGGTAAAGTTTTCGGTAAGATATGATCCATTACGAATGTAATCTAGTCCAGCCATATATCGATTATCGAAGATACCATTGAGACTAACGCCAAGCAGCCGCTCTTCTTCGCAATTTCTTCGCCAGTCGTTACGAAGGTAACGAAAGTTGGTTAATGTCGATTGAAGTGTACCAAGAATTGTTGCGACACGAACTTTCGATAGAATTGAATCCAAGCTATCATCGGCACGTAGGATACTGGTCGACAAGTTACAGAATTGATACGGCCTCAAGATAACTTCGGCGCATGGATTAAGTCCATATTCGGGACCATATCGATCTACGTCAAGACGGCGGGCTTTACGACATTGATCAATCAATGCCTTGCGGTTAATTACGCCACGTTCCCCGCTTTTCGACCGTATTAGTGCAAGCCAAGATTCGGCAAATTCTTCCGATGAGGGTGAATCTGTCCACACCTCGGAATTATTAGCAAGCGAGAAATGAGACTTATCAGTAAACCAATTTCCCATTTTCGCTCGACGCATTCGATCGTCTGATGGATTACTAAGTGAAATCATAGCTGCGCGTCGAACTCCACCACTAACTGCAACATCAGCCATCTTTGTCATTAAGTCGTGTTGCTGGATAGAATTTAGTCGTGTCATGCCATTATTAACAGCTTCACTAACTATGGTGATGGCATGATGAAACAATTCAATTAGTGGAGCTGGTCCAGATGCTCGGCCACCGAATGTTACTAATGCAGCCCCAGAAGGACGCACTTTGCTCACATCCCATTTTGGTATGAAGCCAGTAAAGAGGAGTGTAAGAAGGCGACGATATGACTCAGCCCATCCGATTCGATCGTCTGGAACTTCGATAATTGCGTCACATCGTTGAAGTTCTTTAGGCAGTTCGGGGCATTGATTTATCCATTGCCGTTCAACTGAGAAGCCAAAACCAACCGCGCACATAGATAAATAGAAGGCTTCTGAATGAGTTTCAAGATCGGCGATGGGGGCATAGGCACAGTTATACGCTGCGACGTTGTCCAATTCAAGAGCTAGTCCAGCAGTCATCATTGCGCGCATGGAAGGCATATTTCTAAGTAAAAGTATTGCTTCGGCAATTTCACGTTGCTCAGTGTCAGTTAGTATATAGCCGAAGTTCGTTGCAGCGTGATTGATTATAAAGTCTAGATATCTAAATACTGTTTCTGGCCAAGTCTCACGTCGTTTCTGTTCTGGTAGCCATCTGCTATATTTTGTCAAATGAGTTTGTGTTTGGTATAATGTTGGGAGAGTTATATGAGCGTAGTCCTTAATGTTCAACACAAGCGCTTTAGTCATGATTTTTCATCTCCTTGTTAATCGGCCAGGGGTTGCCCGGCCGAAATCCCGACTGTTTCTTTCGATTGTATTGCAATATTTTCCATTCCTCGTATTCAGCGACCATTTCGGGAGTTACGTAGATTATCTCCTTGCCAGTGGAAAGGAATTTGTCTATTTCAGATTGTGGAATTGGTATGGGCCGAGGACCTTTTCGGGGCAATTTAGGCTGTCGGCGAAGATTATTCATCAATATTCCTCCCGTGAGGCTTGCATGGATTCAGCATAGGACACTTTCACTTATGCTTCAACGTTCTGCGTTGTGTTCGGTATGCACGAAAATATGCCGCTGCGCGGTTTCTATATTCGGGCGTATTTCTTCGGTCATGTTGTCTCTCCGCCTCCAGGGCGCGGACTAATGGACATTTTCGTATTTCTCTATTATATTTGGCCTGTGGAGACATTATAGGGTATTCTCCATAATTTGATCTAATAGTTGCGTTAACATGTGTTTTGGGTCAGAATTGTTCTGAATAACTCCATGTGGACTAATTTTCAAATACTCCTGCTCACTAATGTGATCGCCCGGCCCAACGTCTGGGCGTACAATCAAGAATATCTTTCCGCCCATGCTACGAACGATTTCCTCTTCGTGCACAAATCTCATGTCGTCGATGATGATTTTGGAAAGTCTTGTCGCTGCGACTTTCCAGATGTTGTTCCAGAATTGGCGGTCCATGAGATCGCGCCATTCTGAACCGAGGGTCTGCATCGCATAGCGAGGGGAACGATCGGACAAGAATGGGGTTGGAGTTTCCTTTAGGTCTCCGAAGAGCATTCGATTTTTGATTTCAACCGTCGTGCCCTGAATGTCTAAGAGGCTTCCAATCATGACTTTGATTGGGGCGGCGAAACTTAGGCGGATGAAGCCATGCTTTGCGATTAGGAGATTGGCGAGGGTGGTTTTGCCGCACCCTGCCGGGCCGCAAAGGGCGATGATGAAACGAGTCTTGTCTCGCATATCCCATTCTTCTTTTCGATTTGCGATGTCTTGGGATACGCCGGTCATGAGTTTTCTCCGATCTTCCGGACTTCTATTGGGAGTTGCCAACTTTGAGCCACTTCTAGTCCCTCTATCATACCAGCGCTGATTCCATAATCCTCATACACAACGCAGAGGTCGGCAACCCTATACCATGCGTGTCCCGCAAGCATTCCGAGCTTGCGTTGTTGGGCAATTGAGTCGTCAAGGACGTCGAGTTGGGTGAAGAGCAGATGGCTGGCAATCGGGGCTTCGTTCCGACGAAGACAGTCTAACAACGCTCGACGCGCGTAACGGACATTTCGGTCGATATCGCCAGCATAGGGCGATTCTAGAATTACGAGTTTCATTTCAGACAAATCCCTTCTTTTGGGCTAGCCATAATGGCATTGACATGATTTGGTCTGTTGAGTCCCAAGAGGCTTGGCTCTTGGGAACCCAATCTTCAGTTTTTCCATCATAGAACAAATAGGCTTTCTCTGTCTCATGATGGAGTTCACCAGAAATTTCTGTCGTTTCTAAGTCTCGGCTGGTTCGGCCACGAGAATCGTATTCAACTCGACGAGACATGTAGTGTCTCCTAAAGAGGTTGAAGATAAATTGGCGCGTTATGGTCCAGATAATCGCGCGCAGGATTGTGTCGAAGATCCACATCGGCTGTTACTCGGATGATCCGACAAAAGCCCAATGAAGGAGTTCTAGGGCGGCGACTTTACGGGCGCTTGGGTCGGTTTGATTGGCCCAGATGCCCTGTCTGGGACGTAGGTCGTATTTATAGCTCAAATCCAGGGCGTGGAGTTTTAGGGCGGCGACTTTCATATCACCCACTATGCAGTCGATATGAAATGTTCCCGCTTTATAATCTATGTCTACTCGAGCCATTTGAGATTTCCTTATTCGATGCTTTGGGAAATGTCTAATTCGCCAGGAACGTATCCCCCGAATTGGGTTCTCTTTAGGCGCCCGGTCCGGACCATCGTTTCGATTAATCCCGTGATGCGTTCTGATGTCGTTTTGTTTTCGAAAAACCGAGCAACGAGGGTCTCGGCAACCGGCTTCCGGTCCTTCAATCCCACCCGCGAATACCGTGCGTAGACGAAATGATGCGCGTCTTGCATTATCTGCATGTCGGATTTTTGGCTCATCGCGCGGAAAACGTCGGGCATCGTTTGCTCCGCGTCTAGAAGCCATTGGCGGCCCCGCTCGAAATCGGACAATTCAATCACAAGGCCATTCCCGGCGGAAACTGATGAAATCATCATCAGCTTCATGGCGTGTTCGTTGCGACGGGAGAGATAGTGCTCCAGGCGACCGTAAGTTGGAACTGGTGCTAGGTTCTCACCGTTGAGCCATTTCAGATGGGCGTCGGCGGCTGCATCGGACCATTCGAACGCACCGTGGATTTCATGGAACCACTCGTCGAGGGTTTTCTTTAGACGGGAAAGGTCGGCTAGCCTGGGTTTCACGAAAACATTCCGGTATTCTTTAGCACTTGCGCCATAGATGAAAATCACACGACTTGCGAAGCCTTCTTTCCAGGCTTTCTCGGGCATGTCGCCGAGCGCGGCAGGAGTCGCAGCGGCAAGAAGATTCAATGTCGGACATTCGATTGCGACAGATTTGGATTGTCTTCGGGGCGCGGTGAACATTGGGGGATTGTCCCACAAGTCGCCGAGGGTCGCCATGAAGGACTCGGAATACTTAGGGATCAAAACCCCGAACTCGCGACAAAGGACTGTCATACATGAATGTAGGATTCCGCCTGAGCCGTTGATCGATGGCTTTGCGCTGGCGTAAAGGGCGTCCATGAACGAGGCTTCGGTCGGGTTGTCGGGGCCGAGATGGATTCCGCCGGCGCCACCCAGTCCAGCTAGCATTTCGCGCGCAAGGCCAACCCCGACAGACTTTCCACTGCCGGGATGGCCGGAGAGGACGATGTAGGTGTTTGGGAATAAGGGTCGCACGTCGGTTTCGGTCCAAACCTTCCGCTCTAGGATTGCCGATATCATTCCGATCGCTGTCCATAGGCGAAAAACACGGGGACTTCGAATGGAGTCCGTGTATTCGAGGAATGTCTCTATCCAGTCGTTTGACACGAGTTTGGCCTTTTACGTGTTTTCTTCTTTTATCCAAGACAGAAGTTCAGTTAGTGTGTCATGGCCTCCAAGGTCTTGATTAAATCCGGGTGAATTATATCCCGCACTTATACTGTCTCGCATTGCTTCTTTTGCATTTGCAAGCCGATATTCAATCTCTTCTATGATGTCGTTGATTGTCATGCCGCGATCCTTATTCCATCAAGACCTTTTGGATTCCAGTCATCTTTACCGCCAAATCTAAACCTATGAGCCCAATTAAAACCCCCAACGATGTCTCCAGGGATTTTCATCTTCCGCCCCCCGTTTCGGGTTGTAGTTTGTTCGACCTCGATGCAATCAATACACTCGCGGAGAAGTTCCTGTTCTTCGGCGTCGCTCTTTGAAATCGGGGCCTGAAAATAGACCGCGTCGTGGAGCTGGGAGAGGATTTCAATTCGACCCTTCATGCGAGTCCAAAGTCGATAAAGGCCCAGGTTGAGGCAGTCGCCGGTAGCGGACTGAAACAAATAGGCGATTGCGCCCTTTAAAGTTTCTCGACTCTTGGGATGGTCGAAAAAATCTCGCCGGCGGCCAAAGGAATTGACGAGATATCGCTTCCTTTGGAGTTCGCTCGATACCCAGTCATGCATCATCCGAATGCAGGGGAAGGCAGCGAAATATCGGCGCTGGAATTCCTCAACGAGATTTAATGGAATTCTGATTTGTCGGGAGGCTTCAGCCGGTGTAACCAGGTAATTTGTGGCATGTCCGAGGCGCTTCGACGCGTCACGGTAAGTGAATAGTCGATAGAATCGCCGTTCGGCAATTTGACGATCCCGTTTAGCGTCCCCGGTCCAGGACCACTCAGGATAAAGGAGTTTGGTGACGTTTGTGTGGAGGTCGCCAGACTCACAGGCGTCCAAGTAACTCCAATCTCCGAAAACAAGACCGCAAAACCACCCGACATCTCGGGCTTCGCTTTGCGCTTTGTCAATCCCATAGAGTTTAAAGCCTGGGTCAGGAATGAAAACACGGCGAAGTTCCTCACTGACATTTTGGAAGTTATTTCCGTCTCCGAAGGGGGATTTGCTGGAACTCCACCTCCCTGTTGTTGTTCCCCCGATGTTGTAGGAACAGTGCCAGCGCCAATTTAAGTCGCCGGGAAACCGGCTTTCGTCGGCGCGAATTTCTGTTTCAAGGACCTGGAGCGTCTTTGAGAGGTCTCGGCTCCAGAGGATTGTGTTGATTAGGACGTCGGCCCAGGGGTCGGTTAGCTGGATTTTCTCCAACGTTTCTCGGTTCATTGGGAGCTTGCGCTCGCCGTTGACGAATTTGGGGAATTGTGGAAGGTTCATGGTGTCGTAGAACAGGGCTTGAAGTTGAGTTGGGGAGCCCGCGAGCTTATCAGTCCAATTACCGGGAATTGCCTCAAGAATCTTCTGCAACACATAGCTGTAGTCGTTGCGGCGGGAACGTGTCGAGATGATCGCCCGCTCCCGTTCGTCGATGTCGACACGAAAACCGCGCAGGGACATTTCTAGTGCGGAACCCTGCATAGCCCGTTCGAAATCATAGATTAGGGTGTCGTTGGCGTGAAGGTTCTGGCGGACCTCATCGATCTGAAACGTTAGGGCACAGTCGAAACCGTTGTAAATGGTCTGGGTTCCGGCGGAAATGTTCGTTTCATGGGCGGCAATTAGAGGCATCAGGTCTGCTCACTTCGCGGCCCTTGTGGACCAGCTTCCTGGGCTTGATATTTTCCTGAATATGGAAGGTTCGTTGGTTCATCGAGCCACTCGAACTTTATTTGGACCAATGAATCGCCTGGCTCGAAAAATGCGGCTTCGGAACCAAGGTTAGTTAACTCCACCGTTAGGAAGCCTTCCCAGCCGGGGTCCAAATGGGTATTAAAGGCCGAGAGGAACTTTCTGGCCCAGGTTGATTTGTCCAACACTGAGCCGCAGATGTTGTTGGGTAGACAGAATCGCTCCATTGTGCTTGCGAGGCGCGATTGGCCGACGGGAATGACGAGACCATCAGCAATTCGACAATCATAGGAGCAGGCAGAAAGGCCGAAAGATCGTCCGTTCTTCACGCCGCGCTCGACAAAGGGAGTAATGAGAGGTTTACCAGGTCTAAATGTGACTTTTCCCCCTCTCGTGTGTAGGTACATATATGATGTATCAGTCTTTGATAGACGACTTAAGAGTCGAATTGACTGGGCAGAGAGGATTGTCATGTCGGGTCGTCCTTTCTCAACTAAAGTGCGGACTGAATTTCAGCCATAACAGCGCTGATGGATTCGCGAACAGCGTATTGTTTGCCTGAATATCCTAAATATATACAACAGCCTGTCGCATTTGGAAAGTGTCGTGATATTTCCATAACTGAAGATATAGCTGCCGGGTCTATGTATACCATTCCTTCCGTCTTCCATTCTATTCCATTTATATACGTACCATATTCAAATTTTAGCCAATTTTTCATTTTATTCATCCCGCTTTAGGGTCTCGCCACGTCTCATTTGTTTCCAAGAGATCTCCGATATATCCTAAATCTCGCATTCGTTTATGTAATAGTAGATGATATGCTTGATTAGGACAAACTATTAGATTGAATGGTGTATCATTGTCACCTCGATCTTTATTCATATGATGAACTATAGCACCTGATGGTAGCTTCTTTCCCAGTGCTTTTTCAGCTAACCAAACGTGCTCATATATCTTTCTTCCTTCTTCATCGTTTATCTCCCAATATCCACCAGCTGCTTTATGTCTAACTTTACTTTCGCCATATCCGTTTTTTATATTATGCAATCTACCAAACCTATACAGACGTAAATAATGCTTCTTACAATATGGAGAATTACTAGCATATTGTAATTCTTGACAACTATCAACGTCACATACATGTCGGTCAGTAAATTCGTGTGGAATTAGTGAAATATTAACATCTCCATGACGCCATTGTCGTTTATAGTGCATTCCGCACATGCCTTTATATTTTACGGCATCGTTACATCCATCAATAGAGCAAATTTTAGCGTAGCTTTTACGCCATCCATATCTCGGCATTTTATTCATCCCTTTTTAATGTCTCACCACGTCTCATACTCTTCCATGCAATTTCTGCGCAATAGATGGACCCGAGGAAGCCAAGTGACTTTGGCAATTCAGGATACAGAGAATGGTGCCAAAGCATCGTGTCGTGGATGGCATTGACGGGCTGAAGGCCGAGAAGAAGCTCATAGCTCATGTCGTAAAGTCCGTTCTGGAATATCTTCGGCTGAGGAGTCTGCAAGCCGTGTTGAATTAGCTTCCAGGCTTTGGCTTCTAATTCTGGCGTCGGCCAGTAGTTCGGCTCGAACGAAAGGAGTTCAGCCTCATAATTTGGGTTGGCGACAAGCTTTCCATCAGAATTTTTAAGTTTTGCCCTTGGAGGTTCGACTCTAAGGGGAATGACAAGCGCATCGTCGACGGAGCGTGCGAATCCAACAATGGTAATTTGTCGCTTATGAGTCTCAATATCGTTTGCGTAGGCTCGGGCAGGCTTTTTAAACCATTCGTATCCACGACGAATTCCTTCTTCAGTAGGGTCGATTATTTCAATCCAGCGCTCCTGGCGACGAATTTCGGGAAATTCAGCCTCGCGGGCGGCTTTTTGGAAGTCGGCGATACAGGTCGCGCGGAGGGCCGTGTTCCGGAGGACGGCAGCGGGATGAAATGTCGGAAGAACCTTAAAGCCGAGGCGCTCTGAGGTCGAGATTGTTCCGCGTGCCGCGGTGATGCCAGGTTGGTCGAGAATTGCCCAGCAGGGACAATTGCCGAGAGCAACGACGAGATTTGGGTTGAGGCTCTTCAATTCTTTCCAAAGCCGTTCAATGTGGAAGAAATACTCTCGTTTGAGGTGGCTTCCAGTCCGCTTCGGGGCGCGCCAACCAACGAGGGGGGTTTCGATTTCGGTTCCGAAGAGGCTCGACAGGTCGTTTTCGCGGATTTCTTTCGAGCCACAGTCTTTGCACTTGGGGGCGGTGCCGAAGCGAATTGCCGATCCGAGAGCGCCGCAATTCGAGCAGATGCTTGGTGGCTGGAAATTAAATACATTTGTGACGTGGAAGCCTAAAATTTCCTTAAGACGTTTCCAATGGGCGATTAAGTCAAATTCATTCGGCCATATGTACTCGCGGCAATGCTCGCAAAAACCGTCGATGAATTGAGAGGTCTTGCTGCACTTTCGGCATAGGAGGGTCATATAGGGCGCGAAGCCGGCGATTGCCATTTCGAGGGTTAGTTCGCGGCCAGATGGACCAACCAGCGCGTGTTGAAACTGGGCTTCGCGGCGTCCATATGCTTCCGCAACAAGTACTACTCGCATAGAAAGTCCTCTAGAGCTTTGGTTGCAGATTCATGTGTATAGAATGATCCAATCTCTATTCTAATTCCTTCACGCTTCACGCGAACTCTCCATTTTCGACCATGACGCTCTATGTGTCCCCTTTCATTTCGCTCTGAATTTACAGCATTTTGGCTGTATGTTACGAATCGCAAATTGGCTTTTTGATTATTTAGCCCATTTCTATCTATATGATCCAATACTAGATTATCTGGAGTTATTCCCATAACATCTGTATGCATGTATATATTCTTACGGTATCTGTATTTTCCCCATCCACTATTATCTTTACGTGCGGCATGATTTGTATTACGTCGTGGCATCGCAAACCAACTAAAGTTACTAAGTCGAGAATAGTCATCGTCATCGACGAGAGCTATTAACCCATTGGATAATATTATTTCTTTCATCGGCGTCCCCAGGCCTCTGCGACGAGAACGACCTTCATGGAATTCGTTCCAATAGTTGTGCGACTGCTGCGATTGCTGTCGGGTGCTCGTCACTACATATTTCCCCCCGCGCTTCTCCCAGCATAACCACTGAAGTCGGATTTCCTATGTCAGCACTCCAATCGGGAGGGATGAAGAATAGGGCGAACTCTTTATTGCCGACTTTCTTTGCGATACAAGCTTGGATTAGTTGATCTAGGGTCATTTGCTGATCTTTCTCATAACCCGAAACCGCTCTAGCGCGCTTTGTGCGGCGGTTGCGTAGGTCGGATTGATTTCTAGTCCGAGGATCTTTCGCGCGCCCATGTCCTCCGCGGCGATTAAGCTGTTTCCGCTGCCTGCAGTTGGGTCTAGAACATCAGTAGTTTCGTCAATGAGCATAGCAAAAAAATGCTTGAGCACGGGGACAGGCTTGGTGGAGGGATGGATGGAATTCGACTGCATCGGGGCGCCGTAGCAGTTTGCTAAGGACTTAACGAGCGGGCGGCGACCACGAGAACAGAGAAATGCAGTTTCGTAAATGCGGCGCGGGAAAATACCATCTCGCCCGGGGATAATTCCAGCGTTGTCGGTTTTTTGCCAGACAAAAGGATGATCGTGGACATAAAGGCCGGCTTTTTCCAATCGACCTTTGGTTTGTTCGTAGAATTTCATGGAAAACCAGAACATCATGTGGGCAGAATAGGACATTATCTTGTCGAGATTGCCACACAGGGCGTCTATCAGGGGCCAGAAGCCAGAGAAGTCATAATCGTCGGTCACGGACGAGATACTCTTTGCATAGGAATCGTATTTGACGTCATACGGGAAGTCACAGTGAATTAAGGTGAATTTGTCACCCGAGTAGCCTGAGATCCATTTTATAAAATCCGTGTTTAGGATTGATGGTTCGGGCTCTTTGTCTGGCATAGGCGGGATATCAGGCGGGATAGGAGATGATGGGATAGGAGAGCTAAGCCGGGAAGTATGACTAGGATTAGAATTAGGAATAGGACTTGGACTATTATTCCCGCTCGGGTCATTACTTTGCGCCTTTATGTCGAAAATTTCGCTACCGACCTTGGTCACCGCCTGCACGATTGAGACCGTTCGGCGCTCGGCAATCCCTTGAAGGATAGAATAGGCTTGTTTGGTCCCAGTTGCATCGCGGAGGGCCGTGTTGTCGAGATTTCGAAAGATCATCAGATGTTCTTTAATGCTTGTCCGGGAGGTATTAATCTCTTGGGCGGTTTTTCGGTCGGTCCAGGTTTCATCGCGAGCTTTGAAGATCGCATGGATTCGTCCTACAGCGGCAACATGATCGCGCCAATGTAGATCCTCGCGTTTCACGTTCTCTTCAAGTTCGATAATTTCCGCTTCGTCGGAATTGAGGTCAGCGAAGAAGCGGAAATGGACGTTTTCAATTAGGTCTGTTACGCTTCCGGCGCGAAGGGCAATTAGTCGTCGCTCGCCGGCACAAAGGACAATGCCGTCGGGTTGAGATATAAGGATAATGGGGTTGATTAGTCGCCGATTAACGCTTGCGATGAATTGAGGGTCGACGTCCTTGGTGGTCTTTCTTTGCCGGTTGGGGCGAATTATTATATCATCTATCGCAACTGTTTTTACCACGTCTTCGTCCCCCAAATTGGCCTCTTACCCCAAATGGCCCGCAGAGCGAATCTGACGGGCCGAGGTTGAGATTCAGGGTTGTCTCCTAGAAAAGATCGTCGGGGGCGTCGCTGTCCACCTTCCGATGCAATTGGGCGATCATGAAGTCGAACTCTCTCGTTAGGGCCTCGATGAGTTTGTCGATCTGTTCGGTTGAGGCGTCGTAGGATGGTCCGCTGAGGCGCCCCATACGAGTCATGGCGGCCTTTAGGACTCGAAATCGCTGGTTCGCGAGGCGGCGAAATCGATCAGACTTGGATTCATCTTGGTCTATGTTTCGCGGGACGAGTCGGGTTATGTCTTTGGATTTGGGCATTGGGGTTTGTCCTCGTAGGAATTGTGCGCGGCGGAGGAAGATTAGAGCTGAAACTCCGATCTCCTTCCGCCTGCGCCTCTTAGGTTTCTTAGCTGCTTTTCTTCCCAGCGATCCGGTCGAGCTTCGCGTACACGCGCCCGTTCTCGTCGGCATTCTGGGTTCGGACAATAACGTCCAGGCCGCGAATGGCTTCCTGTGAGTCCGAGGTTGGCTCGCCGAAGTCGTTGAGCTTCAGGACTTCCTTGAAGGTCGCGTTTTCGGGGAAGCCCAGGGAGACGAGGAAGCTGCGAAGCATCGGCATACTATTGGGGGTAAGCCAGAAGTCGGAGTAGACCTCATAGTCGGCGAGCGAAAATCCCGCCGCAGCGATCTTTTCCAGGTCCGTCGACTTTACATCCTGGCCGCCGTCGGTGAGGCGGACCGTGAAGCGGAAATGCGGCGTGCCTTTCTGCGCGGAGACTCCCGCGCCAAGTGATAGGAGCTTCCCGTAGAACGACTTTGCGCCGGGAAGGTTGGGCCGGTCGGGAAAATCGCCGAGGGGCTTCGAGAGCAGGTCACGAAAATCAACAGGTTCGTCAGCCATTGTTTTAAAGTCCTCTGTTTAAACTAGGCTGGGGAGAATTCCCCTTCCTATCTACCAAAGCCACCAAAGGGGTTTGATTTGCTCCCGCTGGGGCTTTCCGTAGGGCTTGTGTCGCTGCGCGCAGCGTTGAACGCAGCAACGTGTTCGAGAAATTCTGTCGGAACCGGCTTGTACTGAAGGGCCGAGAAGATCGACGCCAGGCCAGTTTCGACCGGGTATGAGTCTTCTACCCAGGCCGAGTGTTTAGCGTCGACGTTGTTGGTTGGGACGGAATAAATTCGGCGAGTGGCGTTTCGTCCGTCTCCGTCGCGGGCGCAGATGAACTGGTCGTTCCACCGCTTTCCGAGGACCGGCCCGAGGGCGCGACCAATTACGGATGGAAAGCCACGAAGTTCGACCGGCTTTTTGTCCTCCATCAACTGCCGCGGGCTGAGGGCCGCGCCCCGTGAGACGTCGGTCCAGGTGATGTGGGTTGTGACGATTACGTTGCATCGGACGGTCGGAGAGGTTAGTTTGAGCATGAGGCGGCGGATTAGTTCCTGCGCCGCCCCGGCGTCGCGACCATGATCGTCCTCTAGGGCGCCAAGGCGGCCGTTCATGTCTTGGTTCCAGTAGTGGGCGAGTTCGGCAAGCGACGAAAGGGTGTCGAAATCTAGGATTGTGTCGTTGTCCCAGTCCGTGATTAGGCCGAGATTTTTGCCGTCGTCGATCCAACCTTTGTTGAGGAGATTGACGACGGTGTTCCAGGCTCGCGAGCTGGCAGGGGCGAGGACGGAATAGGAGACATTCCCGGACTTTCGTTGCACGTTTCGATCTTGGACGTCGATTGGGACGTCGATGGGGATATAGCTGATTCGGCCCGGTTCGGTCGGGTCGATTCCAGCCTTTTTCATCCAGCTTGCATAGGGGTAGTGTTCGTCGTCGGTCAAGAGGCTGCGGAGGATTTTAAATCCGTTGTCAGTGTCGACCATGCGAAGCTTATAGCCGATTGCGACTAAGGCAGCTTTGGAGCCGGTTTTTCCATGTCCGGAATCACCCACGTAGAGGATTTTGGCAGATTCGGAGGTTTGGTCTAGGAGGCTGGGCATCTTTTGTTATTCCTTTAGATCAAAGGTTGTAGGATTTAGTTTTCCCTCTAGCATTGCTTTATGTTCTTCGACTATTGCAGTTAGCAATGTTGTTGGATCAACTAGACAAGTATCCCATATCATGACACCACCACCAACTTCGTCTGACCAATATCTATGTCCTCCTACCCCGTTGCGTTCTTTATATAATGTGCATCCATTTGGAAGTCGGCAAATCACGTCTGACATTTTCACCTCGGAGTAAGTGGGTCCCAAGTGCGGCGACCGTAGAAGTTCTCTAGCATCTCCTGTCGCGCCTCGGGCTCAGCGGAACAAACAGGTCGGAAGAGACATTGCATTCGACCATAGCCGCAGCTTTGTGGCCGTTGGGGCCAATAGTCATTGGCGACGTAGCTTTCGTTCTCGCGAAGTTTCATTTGAAAGTCGGTTAGCCATTCAGAGAGCTGCGGTGGTTCTCGGGGTGTCGGGCGGCGACGAAGTCGGGTTCCATTGACAAGAATCTGGGCGGCGTCGATTATCACGCCGCGAATCGGCTTGGACAAAACTACTTGGCCGGCAATGGCGTAAATGGACATTTGATTGTCGGGAAGGAATTGCTTGAAGTAATCCTCGTTAAGTTCGTATTTGGTGGATTTCTTGTCGATGATCCAATACTCATCGTTCCAATCTGCAACTTTGTCCAGATGCCCGCATAGCATATAGCTGGTTCCGTCGGGGGCGGCGAAGGTTTCGTCAATGTCGGTCAGGTCGAAGCGAAAGCTAACCTCGACCATCGGAATTCCGTCTGCGCGGATTGCCGTTTTGAGTGGATCGAATTCATAATGATCTAGATAGACGATGATTGTTCGCAGAAGGGTTTCTCGGGTCTTGTTTGGCTCGCCGCTCATCCAGGGGCGAGCGCGAATAAAGTCCCAGGTATTTACTAAAAGGCAATACACGACGTGGCGAACAGCACTTTCGTGGTCGACGTTTTGCGCGCGCTGGTGTTGATAAGTCTCCTCGGCGGCGTGCCAGAGAAAGCCGAATAGAAGATTGTCGTTCGGGGGACCAGAGCCGCAATAACCTTCGATGATTGAGAGTTGATAGTAGCGGGGACATTTATCGAGGCAATTGAAGCTCGTTGAGTCCCACGCGGTCTGGAGCTTCGGGAATTTCGTTGAGAAGGCTTTGTTGGTCTCGGGCATCGTCTAGAGGTCCATCGCCAGGTTGAGGTCGACTGCTTTCTTCTCCCCTCGGGGGGCGCGTGGCTTTTTGGTCCGCTCTGCGGTGGCCCAATCGATTGCCTCGCGACGAAAGCCGTCAACGAGTCTTCGCAAAAGCTCGTCGTCGTTTTCGCGAAGTTTGTTTGGGACGCCGGCAATTAGATGTTCGTTCACTCGTTCGAGGAGTTCGTCGATCGAGGCTGGATCGACAGCGCGAAGCGGACTAGTTGCGATTAACTCGGCTTCTAGGTCCGATTGTTCGCCGGGGGTTTGCTGGAGGCCGACTTTGAGGTCAGACATTCTCTGTCTCCCGCACCTGTGTTGTGTCGGGGTCCTCTTGTTTCATTGGCTCGATGCGGTCGATGTTGCGTCGGACGAGCGCGGATGATTGGGCGACGTAAGATCGAATCATCTCCCGGATGAGACGGTTCTTCCCGACTTTTTGCAGGGCGCACATTTCTTCGAGGATATTGTCGTCTGCTTCTCGAATTCTGACGCAGAGGCGAACTAGGGGTTCAGCGGATTTTGCAGGCATTAGGGATGGTCCTCTTGTTTCATCCAATCCTCAATGTCGAACCATTTGTCGTCGAGGATGTGGCCGATTTTTGTCAGGCCTCGTCCCAGTCCGGGATGCACGATGCGAATTAGAGTTCCGGGCAATTTTTCCCATTTATCCACGCCAACGGTTTCGAGAATTTGGCGAATTGCCTGGTAGGCATGTCCTGATCCGCCGCAAGGCTTGCCGTTTTCCCGTGCGTCGAGGGCATAGCCACCTAGTCCGCATCCGGCGCCGGGCCACTCGATGAATACGAAGAAGGTCATAATTCCATGATCTTCGACGCCGAGCGTGGTGGATTTAATTCTTGCGTTGAGGATTTCGGTCATAGGTCGATCTCGTCTTCCGGTTTCATCGGATGGATCCATAGATAGTTTTCGGGGTCGATCGGATCAAATCGGACAGTTAGGTTCGCGAACTCGGAATTGATTTTCTTCGCCGCGTAGAGAAGTCCCTTGGCGCGGAGAGGCGGCATGATTACGTCGGGAGAAATCGCCGTGATCTTCACACGGACGCCGAGGGGGGTCTGGCTCGCAGCGCGGAGGATTTGGATCGCGATATCGCTTTGGAGGCTCATTTTAGTCCCCATTTCTCGCAGCATCTCTCGCGGCGCGTCATGGATCGATGTCTAGGTCCAGGGCTTCGATTAAAATTGGCGTGATGCCGATTGCTCGAAGGGCGGCGGAATATGCGTCGCTCTTTGCCTCGACGCGGGCGCGTGCTGAGTCTAGGATATCGGGCCGGCTCGCCAATAGGGCGTCGATGTGGGCGTCGAGCGCAGAGTCCTTTGGGAGTGGGAGACCTTGCTTTTCGAGCTCGGCCTCAATTACGTCCGATGCGGTTTTTCGCGACTCCGCGATCACCCATTCGTCGAAGGTCATCGGCTTTTCTATTGTTTCGATTGGCATAGAGAGGGTTCCTTAGAGATCGATTGCGAGGTCGTCGATAGCGGCTTGGGTTAGTCGAGTTCTCACTGGCGCCCGTTCTCGTCGAAGGTCGCGGGCAAGGTTCTTATCGTCTGGCTCACCGTAGAACCGCGCGGCGGAGCGAATTTTTCCGTTCCAATGGTCGATTCTCTTGCATTCGGAATTGATAGCGATTAGGTCTATCTCTTCGAGGCTTTCGACAATGGAATGAAAGTGACTCTGCCGGGTGTAGATTGCGATTCTTCCGTCGGCCATTGGGATTGTCAGGATTCCGCCTGCGGTGTTGTAGGCGCTGCGGACTAGACGCATCTCGGTTTCGTCGGGAGGGGTTGCGGGCATTTGAGGAGTTTACCTTTGTTTGGGTTGGCATACAAGGGCATACGTTAGGCATACAAGCCGTAGCGTGTATTGGGCATACAATAGATTATTGTCGAGGGATAATCTCCTGCTTAATTCGAATACTTGCACGTTCCCATTCGCTACGATAATTTTGCTTGGATTTGACTTCTATAACTATAGAATCTCCTGATAGGTTTGTGTGGTAATTTTCATTTAGATAGTCTGCTAATATCTGGCGAATGTTTTCTTCTGATAGTTCGATACTTATTTTCATAATACATTCTCCTAAAGGTCAAGTGCTAAGGAGAGGTCGGGGGTTTTCGCCGCCGCCGCCGCGGAGGGTTGTTTGGGGGTGGCTGGCTGGCGCGTGGGGGCCGCTGTGGTGCTGGTGCGTTGGCGTGGTGCTGGCAGGCTGGGCTCACTCGCCCCCGCTCTCAGCACCTCAAGCCGTTGGCGCAGCACCTCATTCTGGGCCAAATATGCCCGCGCCAGCATCTCCGCTCGCGATTTCTGGCGAAACAAGAAGTCCATAACCCGAATTAGGTTGTCGATTTCGCCTCGGTCGAAATACTGGCGAATCAGGGTTTCGTTAATTGCTGGAAGGGCGAGGAATTCTTCGTGGGTCATTTCTGACATTCCCTATAAACGGTGTCAATTCTATTCAAAAGGGTAGAACCGATTTCTAGTCCAATTGTGATTGCCCCCTGGTAGGGTATTTTCTTCTTGACGAGGCTAACCGCTAGGGCAAGCATATGGATATGGACAATTCCATTTATCTCGTCGCCGTCGGTTAGCTCGGAATTTATCAAGTCGAGATATCTTTGGCAGATGCCGGCGATTTTGTCCGAGACGACTTTGTCCTCGTCGGTTTCCTGCTGTTGTTTGGCGCGATTCATTGCCTGGACGAGTTCGAGAACGTGATCACTGGTTGACATTGGAAGGTTCCTCTTGGGTTTCGATTTTTCCAATTGGTGGGTCTAGGATTGTGAATTTCAGGTCTTCGTAGCCTTCTTGTGGGGCTAGGTGGCCGGTGTAGGCGAGACCATCCTTGATGTAAATGACGCTGCCTATTGCGCGATTGATGATCTTTATGTCCATGAAGCCCAATTGCAGCAACTGCATTGTGAAGCTGTAGAGCTGGCTGCTCTGGTCGCTAAGGCTACCGGAACGGCGTGGGTCGATGATTGTGACGACGGCGGAAGGCGCCGGGCTGTCTTCGCCGGGATAGACTACTATCATGATTCCGCTGCGGTCGGGTCGGCCCACGAGGGGGTTTCCAAGTCCTTCGATCCAAGCGCAATGGAATCGCGCGCAAGCGGTTGGTCGGGTATCGTAAATCGCGCAACATTTATGAGATTGGTTTGCGGAAGTCCGTAAGTAGTCGCAGCGCGTTGCGGGGTATTTCTTGAGTTCCTCTACGCCGAGCGCGGTGCAGCAGACATTACAGGCGCCGCAAGAGCGGGCGAAAGGACTTGGAGAGGTCTCGGTCATTGGTTTGGTTCCTTTTTGTCAGGATTGAGCTCGTGGCCGGGTTGCCTCGATGGCACGGTCGAACGCGGCGTGAACTTCGGCAAAGGTACGAGAGGGATCGTCATTCCACGATGCCGCCCGGCCCCCAATGATCTCATCGAACAGGTCACACGCGCGCATCCACGCGTCTGTTGCAGCGCCGCTAGCTTCATGCATTGCGATCACCGGACAGCAACAATCGTCCCAACGTGGACCACTGATGTGTGAACCGCGCCACCAATGTTCCTCGTCCGGGATCAGCGCTTTCGCGGCAATTAGGATTTCGTGTATGGTCATTGCGACTGCGCCCCTACCAGATGCTATTTAGGTGCCACGCCAGCGTGGCGGCAAGGAATAGGACAATTGCACCCGCAATCTGCGCGCTGCGGAGGATGACGATGCCGAGCCGATTTAGTTCAACTTGCTCTTCTAGGTCCAGATCATCGTCGATCATGATGGTGTTCCTTTGGGGCTGGTGCTTTGGCCAAGCCAGCGGTGGAATTCGGGTAGCGTTTCTGGGTCGAAACCTAAGAGGGTTTTCTTTTCAAGAATTCCTAAGTCACCCATGGGACGGAAATCGTGCATTTCTCGTCGGGTTGTTTGCGCGCCCCGCCAGAAGGCCGGTAAGCGAAAGATCGAAAGGACGTCGTATTTTCGCGGCGCGGGGTGAATTTCGAGATCATCGTTCATTACATAAAGTTTCCTTTTGTAAGACTGTAGTAACTGTGGCTAAAATGGCACACAATCGTATGTTACGTATAGTTACCTTTGGTAATTCGTCGGCATTAATGACCTCTGTTATAGCTGCTGTCAGTTCGGTTAGGAGCTGTTTATAGTCTGGCATTGCCTAGAGCCCTTTTAGCTCGAACTTAACTAGGGGTTTGGCTTTCGCATCGAACCGAAGGATACCGGGGACGTTTCCAGTCCAGCGAGGATCGGCGACGATTTGACTAGCATACACGGCTGCTAGGTAGCCGAGGTGAAATCGACCGCAAGCCATTACGTCGGCGAAATCCGGCCCGTCGGGATGACGTTCGCGATAGGAGTTGAAGGCATGTTGGAATTCGTTTTTTCGATCCGGGCGATTGAGCAGGTTCAGGAGGTCGATGTCGAGGTCGACGGCGATTGCGTTGGAGTCGTAGCGATTTTCCGGCTCGCCCCGAAGCCAAAGGTTCGCGTTGAGGGGAATGATCTTGACCAGCACCATTGCGGGCGGATGGTGGAAGATTCCGACGATTGGAAGTTCGAGGATTTTGCTCATAGGATATTGCTCCAGAAGTTGCCGAAGTATAGGATTGTTGCGGATAGGATGATTGCAGTTAGTGTTATCCATGCGTTTTCAGGGTCTCTCGGTTGACCATGCTTAGCTATGGACATGCCGAGGCTTAATGTCCATAAACCTGCCATTGCTAGTTGCGGCCAAATAGTTGGGGATTCGCTCATGATTGCGTTCGCCATTGATGGCTGCATTCCTGACAGATCGCGTATCCGTCATCTTTGATTTCGATATAATCATCTCCTTGTCCCTGTGAAATCGCATTGGTATATGCCCACCAGGCAATGACTTGGACTTCTACACGAGGACAGGAGCACTTTGGGCATTCTAGTCTTGACTTGCTCATGGCATGAATATCTCTATTCTGTCTTTGTTGATGGTGACGTAATATTCGTTTTCTCCAGGGGGATAGTTTCCAGCTTCCGACATCACTGCTGTTCGTATATAGGCGGCGATTTTATCGTGGCGCATTGAAGTTGGCACTCGTATTGAGAATGCGACAACGACAGCTTTCGTTGGGACGTCGACTAGGCGGGTTTTCTTTCGCTTGTTGTCATTTAGCTCGCTGCGCGTCATGCTGCGTTCTCCAGGTTTGAGTTGGTGAGGAAGTCGGCGGCGGCTTTTTGGACAATCTCTCGGGCGCGTTCGGGAGTTTCGCCCTTTGACACCGGCGGGATGGTTATGACGTTGAGGTCGATGGGCTTGTTGGTCTCAAACCCATATTCGGCGCTGTATCCTCGCTCAAGCTCCGGAGATTGTTCGCGCATTGTGAAGCCGAAGCGACGTAGGACAGCAGGGTGCGCCAGGGCGAAAGCGGCGCGATCTAGGTCCAGTAGCTCTCCGGCCCGTTTGTATATTGCGGACCAGATTAGGTTCGGTCCTCTGGCAATGCAATGATTGTGCTCGAAAATTCGCAATTCGACCGAATACCCACGAGCCTCTAGATCGGATACTAGACTTAAAACCGCCGCGCCGTGAGTCATCATGGTTTCCGGCTCGACGTTCCAAGAGGCGCGGATGTTTTGATCGATTCGCACGATGGGCTGCGTTGCAATGTTGGCGTTGTAGAAATCCACCATGCACGCGGGGTCGCCGGTGATCGCGATCGGGACTATTGGATATGCGCCACCAACGTCGTAGATTTGGCTTCGGAACGGTTCTGGACGGGGGATGATTAGAGCTAGGCTCTCGGACATTAGTTTTCGCCCTTCAGGCCAGCCAAACCGCGCAAGTTTAAGGGCTTCGTCAAAAGAGTTTGTTCCTGATCCCATGTGTCCCCCGCCGTTGCCTAGGGCGTGGGAGAGTTTAACCCATTTCCACGCATAGAGGTCATCGCGGGCGGCAGTTTCGACAAATTCGGAGAAAGAATGAAATTCCCGAATAACTGCGTTGGAGTCATTTTGAATTAGACCTGGCAGGCGCGCGAGATGGGCTGGAGGTTCGTCTAACTCGAATTCCTCCAACGTGGTGTCTGTGAGTTCGGCAGAGGTTTCGCTCGCATCATCGGGGACGGTGGCGTCAGCTTCATCGCTTTCGTTGCTTGCGTCGCCGGCTTCGGATTCTTGGTTTTCGTCAATATCACCCCAAGGACGCTCGTCGGTTTCGTCGGAAAGCTGATCACCCGGTCCAATGTTGCTTTCCCCGAGGAGGTTCTTGAGCCGGCGATGTGGGTTCTGAAACGTGAATGGCGGACGGGTTTTGGCGAAACGTCTCATCTGAAGTCTCCCAATTTGATTGAGAGAATGAGATGTCGACCCGCGCGGCGCAATTCTCCGGCGCGATGCTTTGCAAATGGGGCTGGATGTCGTTTCCAGGATCGGTTGTTATTTAGGCTGTGAAGGACTTGGATTGTCCAACGATGCAATTCGGTTCCGCGATCGACTGGATGACGTCGACGAGGAGGGGTGTAATACCGACTCATCTCACTCGTCCGTTCCAGTTAGGAATTCATCTTCCGGCTCGTCGTCCTCGACAACTCGCAAGATCCTCGGGGGTTCGCCGGCAATGGATTTGATTTTGGTGATGGTATCTTTGTCCAGGCCGCGCCACAAAGCTGAGAAGCAAACTTCGTCGACTGAGAGTTCGGCCTGAATGCCCTGTAGGACTCGATTGATCGCCCGCATCGAGATGATGTGGCGAAGTTTGAGTTCGATGACGGCAGCCCGAATTCGATGGCAGTACTGAACCCAAGGACCGTTGCCGTAGAGGAGTTTTTCCAGGTTTTCGTCATACTCGACGATTTCGAAGGCAAATCTGTCAATGCTCGCTGCGTCGAGGGGATTTCGCCCAATGTATTCTTGGGTGGCTCCACGTCCAAATGTGTTCGCCGCGATTATGCATTGGAAATCTGGGTGGACGGCGATTGTTTTGTCGGGAAAACTGCACCAGCCGTTTGCGAGCGGGGCATTTAGGAAGCCGAGCGCGGCAGCGGCCCACATATCACCCTCGTCGACGAATAGCAGGCCGCCGAATTCCAGGGCGTCCCGAACGCAAGTTCCAAAATACTCTCCCGATGGGCCTTTATAGCCTGAGATGTCGTATTTCGTCAGGGCTTGGCTGGGGAGGAATAGGTCCTTGCCAAGAGCCGCTGCGAGTTGCTTCGCGAGGTGGGTCTTTCCGGTTCCTGCAGGGCCAACGATATAGACGTTTTCGCCGACTAGGAGCCATTTTAGGATTCGGGAGAAACTTTCGTGACGAATTTCGGCCGGCAGACGGGTGATTAGTTTGTTGTCCTTCCGCACGTTGATTTCATGCGGAATTTGTTTCGCCGCAAGTTCGAGGACCAGGGTTTTTGTCTCAGAGACTAGGTCCTTGGTCTTTTCGTCAAATGTGACGAGGGCTTCGGTCCAACGCCTGTCAAGCGCGGCGCCAAGGCGATCTTGGATTCCGCTTGCAGCGGAGGTCAGGGCGCTTTGTGCCTCGCGGCGATAGGACTCTAACGCGCGATTTAGGACTTTTTCCGCTGCCTGTGCGATTGAGTTTGGGTCGATGGGGAGCGGGTTTGGACTGTCTGGGGGAACTTCAGCTTTCGCTTGCGCGGGATCGCTGCCGTCGAGATTTTTGTTCAGGAGGTCGATTGGGTTTGGCTTGTCGAGATCGATTCCCTCGAAACCACGCGGGGCTCTTTTTCGCTTCCTAATGAGGTCGCTTTCAAGCATCCTCATCAGGTAGCTATCGCCGGCGGAGAAGGCATTGCATAGGACATAATCGCTGGCGTCCCAAGCGCGGTTTTCTGGAATTCCCTTTAGGATCATCCACTGGCGAATTTTTGGGATAATTTGGGAAGCAAATGTCGGTCGGGAAACTAGAAGACTTATATTAAAGCGTTCACGCGATATGCCGCTAACACGCAAATCCTCTGTGATTTCCTCTTCTAGATTGGCGCCGATGACGCTTTCTGTAAGACCAGCCATTGCTATGTCCTTTCCGGTAAGTGGTTTCGCTTGCGGGATGCGATTGTGACGTTTACGAGGAATTGGTTTGGGTTAAATCCGGTCGGTGATTGCTGAGACAGCAGAGCCGCGAACCGCTCTGCCGCCTCGACAAGAACCGCGCGATCCGTCGCTAGGGGTTCGCTGGCGATTATTTCAGCCCACGCATCGGCGAGCCAAAGGTAATCGGTGCGGGAGAACTGGGACATGGGGGTGGCCTTGTTCTTTTAGAGTCCAACTTTTGCGTTGCGGCGTTCGATTAAAGTAAAGATTCGTTGTTGATCTTGGTCAGGAAGACCTGAGAATGTTCTATGCGGAGCTTGCTGGAACGTTTTCCATAATTTAGTATCCCCGAAATAATCTCGGTCCTCTTGATTGATGCAAGATAGATACTCGTCAGCGCCGATGTTCCAGAGAATACGAGTGCCGTTTAGGAATTGATATAAGGTCATAAGTCAGGTTCCTTCCCTTTAGGGGTCTAAACTAGCTTTGCGCCGCAAGTGGGACATGAGTGATTCGGGACGGATCGTAGCTGACGCATCGCGTTACGTTTCTCTGCTGCGAGGGACCAAATCAGAGCGATTAACCAGCCGAGAAGAGTCCAGCCGGTGAGGATGTTTAGGACAATGATTGCAGCTTTGTTCTTTGCGTCCCGCACGAAGGCAATGATCGAGGGGATGAAATACAGCGCCACGACGAATGTGATTAGTTCGCCGGAAGATTGTGGGTCCATTTGGGGATGTCCTGTTGACTGATTCGGGATTGATTCCGACCTCGCAAGGGCTCGCTAGAGGTCGATTGCGAGAGTAAGGTCGATTGGGCCAACTCGCTTCGCGCGTGGGGATTTGGTCTCGATGATTTCGTCTTTACGGGGCGAGAATTCTTTCATTCCATTTGTGGTTGAGATTAAGATTTTCTTCCCCGGTCGGCGCGCGGCGTTAGGGATGACGCGCTTGGCGAGCGTAATGCCATGATTTTCGACCACGTAGTGATAGAGACCTTTTGCGACAGAATTTGCCCGATCGACCGCCGCTTTGAGTTTTTTATCTAGTTTGTCTTCTTCTATCTTCCTGCGACCGGGAGCGAGCGATGCTAGCCATTCCTGACATCGGCGCGCGTCTTCAGCTAGTTGGGCGCGGCGCAATGCAACTTGGTCCATCGCCCCGTCGGCTGCGCGAATTTCTGCGTTGCGGGCTTTTAGGTCCGCCATCTTTTCCGCGAGACGGGTTTGCCGATCAAGCTCGTCCCGCAACAACGCCGTGATTTCGGGGTTTCGCGTTGCGAAGTCATAGTTTAGTTCGACTTTTTGCCGATTGCCATTTTGTCCGGGCATTTCGGCGCGGATGGTGCCGGCGGAATCGAGGAAGAGGATGATCTGGGCGACGGCCATTAGAGTCTCTCCCCATCCTTGCCGTATTTCGGACGCACTGCCGATGTGCCGTTGAAGAAATAGACAACTTCGGCAGTACCGTAATACATATTCACCCATGCGAGTACTAAAAGCTGACGTGTCATTGCTGCCCAACGCGCGTGACGTTGGGGACCGTATTTTTCATATTCAGCAAGACTCTTGGGGCTATATTTGTCGACTCTGACGGCCATTGCCATTCCTTCCTTTTGGTCCGATGCGTGGTGCAGGCGGACTTCCGCGAGCCCATTGTATGCTAAGCGGCATACCAGGTGCTATGCTTTTATGGGGGTATAGCTATGCGTGTAGTGCATAGCACACTCCCTGTGGTGTGAATTACTCCTTATGTCCTACAATAGGCGGGAATTGAGTTTAAACAGACAATTTCATTTTTCTTATCTAGTCTACAGAAATGAAAGCGAAAGTTTCTTTCATCTCTAATGAGAAAGTCTACTGTAAATGTGCTGGGGATTGTGATTCCAGCCCGGACTCGAATTCGTCGGAATGTTATATGTGCTTGGGTGTAGTAGAGGGGACAATTGTCTGTGTAGTAGAGTTGACATTCTAGTATTGTTCCACATTGGTTTCGAGTTTTGTCAAGGATTGTTCCATAGGGAAAGGTGAAGATTGTCATTGGGGAGGTTCCTGACATCTTATCTATCAATAATCCTAAAGGCGCTTTCGTAGTTCGTCTTCATGAGATAGTCTTGTTCGACTAGCTCAGGGATTATCTCCTCCAGGGTTTGCTCGGGGGTTATTGTCGGGTCGTTTGCGATGAAGGTTTCGTGGATGGTGATTTTGAAGACTGATATTGCGCCGTGGACTCGGCGTAGGAGTTCATGATAATCGCCGATGGTTCTGGTTTCGGCGGGAGGTAGGGTCCAACCATCCTCGGTTTCGGGGATTAAGGATTTCTCCTCCTCTTTCTTAGCTTGTCGTGATAGTGGCGCCGTCATTATTGCCTTCGCTTGTGAGTCTAGGGTTATTGAGAAGCCGCTGATTTCGTCTTCTAGTAGCTCTCCTTCGGAATCGTAAATGCCTTTTGCAATGCGGCGAGATTTTGCCATTGCCTTGCGGGTGCGCAGATTTGCTTTCTGGTGTATTGTAAAATGATCGTGTTCTTTCACAAGGGCGCGACAATCCGCGAGGGTTGGGCGGTATATTGAGAGCAGGTGCAATAGTTCGTCTGTTGATACGCTGTCGACATCGGCAGCGCGGAATGCTTGTATTGCGCTTTCTATACGTTGGTAGGAGTCTAGGATTCGTAGTCCGGCGGAAGTTAGGACTAACACCCGCTCTTGATTTAAGATGTTTCGCATGATTGGCTCCTTGGTTTTGGGGTTTGTCGGGTTTGGTGTTTCGACCTGAAAATTCGCGCGGGGGCGTTGGATTGATAACGTTGGCGTTATGGTAGGCGTTGGGGTAGGCGTATGGGTGAAGGTGTATGATAGCGTATGTGTTACAGGTGGTGTAGATATGGTGTAAGGTGAACGGTGATAAGGTTACTATTGTATGCCTCTTGAAAATTAGACCCCAACCGAAAATTTTTTTCGGGGTCTAATTTTTTCTAGGGGGACTTTTTATTCTGTAACATGAATAATCTCGACCAAATGTTCATTGTTAACGTTACAGGGTACATGCATATACCTACCGGGTGTAACCCATACGTTATTCCATACGCTATCATACCTTATATCTTGAATGGCAACAGTAACGATTTTCGCTATTGTCCAACCCGCGCGCTATTATTTGGTCCGCAACGCGGAAATCACGCGCTATTGCTTGGGAAATCGCGGGCTATTACTCGCGCGCGGGCGGGAGAGGGTTGACGTGCGCGTGTTGTATGCCCAACCCTCGCGATGGCTGCGACATACAACCCGCCGACCTCGCTCCGCTTTAGTCCGCTTCACGCGCGCCTACGCGAGGGTCGAGATTGTTACAAATCTCCTCCAAATCACGGTCGATTTTTCTCGCACCACGCGCGGGATCGTGTATTATGGGGTTGTGGTTAGTTAACGAGGCGGTTGGTTAAACCGCTTGCGCCACCGAGAGGCCCAAGCCTCTCGCGAGCAATAGGAGCGTTCTCCCTACGGCGGTTCAATTCCGCTACCGCGCAAGCGGCCTATGTAGGCTTTCCGTACACGGATAGAACGCAACCAGCAGCCCCCGGAGCCGTAACCAGCCGCGCCAGGGCCAAGGATCAACAACACATTTCCTATCGATGGGCGGAACATCGATAGGCGGGACAGAACCCGACGCCGAGCTTGCAATTAGCATTCGTGCTTTTGCGGGACTCGGCAATCCTTTCCGCGTTTGTCTTTTCCTAACTCTCCTATGAGGCAACTCAAATGGCAAACACGGCACACGAAAACGTCGAGCGGCTTTCCAAGGCCGAGACCAATCCCGACAACGACGCTTGGCTTTCCGCTTGTTCCGCCCGCAAGTACCGCATCCACGACGGCAAGGTTTGGGTCGGCGCGAACGGTATTCTCTGCTCGGTTCCCGCTCTCGTCGGCTTTGGTTCGCTCGCGGAGGCGATCCGCCCCTTCGTCGCGCAGAGCGTTCTCCAGATGGTTCAGAACAGGATCGTCCAGAACGGCGAAGGGAACGTCCAGGCCACGGTCGATAAGGCAATGGCCGCTGGCGAGGGTATCCCCGGCGCCAACAGCAATGACGCCTTTGAGCGCCACTACGCGAGCACCGTTGCGGACATGGTGAACGAGCGTCGCCCGCTCGATCCCAAATCCGACGACGTTGCGAAGAAAGCCCACCAAGCCATCATCGATGCCACCATCGCCAAGCACCACGACGGGAAGTTCATGGAATTCGTGACCGCCGGTATCGCGGCCTCCGCGAACCGCCCCGTTTCCGATAAGAAGAAGCGGGTTGCCAAGAGCGCTGATACCTCAGCCGCGCTGGACCTCTAACCCTCGTGCGAGTAGGGGAGCAATCCCCTACTCTTTCTTTCGACTGTCACTACCGCAACTCTCGCGTGGTGACAGTCGAGTGACACTCTCCGTCTGGTAGTGTCACTACGCCCACAACCCACACGCGACCTCCTCTCGACCCCTACCCGTCATAGGGTCCCCTCTAAGCCTGGACCGGTGAGAGAACGTAGTAGGCGTTCACAGAAAATTCCCAACTTTTATGTTCCTTCGGTCCAACCAACCCCTTTTGAGAAGGAGAACGAAGATGACAAATGCAACCAATCTCCGGCGAAAAATCTAGACCTCCTCATCCCGCATTTAGAAAGGAGAGTAAAAATGTCCAATGCAACCAATCTCCTTCCCAAACGCGGCCGCCCCGGAAGTCTGATTATGATGGAGGTCGAGCGGGAGCTAACCCCCGGCGATTTCGCAGCGCTCGCCATGAGCGGCGGCGGAAAATTAATCGGACCCCAGATGATCCAGCGACTTCACAGTCGACATCACCGCGCGGCGCAGGGCGTTGCGGCGGGAAAGTCGATGCGCGAAGTCGCCCTCCTGACCGGCTACACGCCCCAACGAGTTTCGGACCTCTGCAAAGACCCAGCCTTTTCGGAACTGGTAGCCACCTACCAAGCCTCGATGGCCGACGCAAACATCGACGCCAAAGTCGAAGTCGACGCCATGCTAATCGACATCGCAAAAACCGCGTCGGCCGAAATTAGAGACCGACTAGAGGATGACGAACAGCGAAAGCAAATCCCCCTAGGAGAGCTGCGCCAGATTAGCCAAATGGCGCTCGACCGAACCGTCGCGCCGCCGAAAACCGCAACGCCCGCCGCGAATATCCCGACCAAAATCACCTTCAACATTGGAACTCGGGACCTTCGCCCGAAGGAAATCATCGACGTAACCCCAGATAGAAAGGAACCAGACGATGACTGAAATTAAACTTCCTGGTCCTTGGGGCCGAACCGAACGGCGTCCAACCGTTTGGCTCGTGGAGCGAATTGAGGACAAGATCGTCAAAGCCCCTAGGGTGCCCCAACCCAAGGTGGTCCAAGTCCGTGCTGGGCGGGAGACAGACGACAAATCTAGCTCCCACCCAATTCATCGTCTAGCTGCCTAAAGGACATTTTATTTTCGGGGGAAATCAGTTATGGTCCAACCAATGATCGTCCAGAGCGCAACTCGAATTCCCAATCGGGCAGTCAGCCGCCCTGTTGGACAAATTGCGGCTCTGGACGGTCTTCGGTACGAGCGCAAGGTCGTCAAGGCCCTGTTCGGAATCAAAAGCGGACTAACCATCGAACACAACCCTTGGTTCGAGTATCAAGGTTTCGACGGAATCCCCCGCACCTGTTGCCCGGACATCCTCATCCACGACATTGAAGAAGCCTATACGATCGTCGTCGATGTCAAGCTCACCTGGATTCCCACAATCCTAGACAAGATCCGCAATCTCTACGAGCCCGTCGTGCGTAAGGCGCTGAATGTCCCGACCAAAGCCCTTGTAATCGCCAAGAACCTACGGCCTGGCGCGCCACAAGCAGACCTTCGGCTCAGTTTCGCCCTCCTAGCAGCCGACCCCCTTTACGTTTGGCGCGGCGAGGGTCCAATCATCCTCTAACAACCTCAGTCGGAGTCCCAACATGCCGACGAACCTTCCCAATGTTGCGGTCCTCGTCATCGATTGCGTGGCGCACGAGCTAACCCAATTAGCAATCAATAAAACACTAGAGGAAATCACCCCCGCAGACATTATTTGCATCTCTGACAGAAATTTTACCGGAGAAACTACAAACTTTTATCATTGTATTCGATCAATGGAGGAAGTCGAACGTGCTAGATGGAGTTCTCCAGCAGGTATTGGGGTGCTAGCTTCCCACGTCCTTCACATCCAATACGACGGCTTCGTTCTCGACGGAACCCGCTGGAATCCCAGTTGGATTCAATACGACTATATCGGAGCACCCTGGCCGTGGCATACCAGCCATAATGTCGGAAACGGCGGATTCAGCCTCCGCTCAACGAAGTTGATGCGATTTCTTGCCAACAACCCAACTAAATTTCCCCCAATCATTCCCGAAGACGAAACCCTCTGCCGAGAATATCGACCCGCCCTAGAGGCCGAAGGATTTCAGTGGGCACCATTGGACGTAGCGAGCGAATTCTCCTTCGAGCGCGAGGCACCGAGGTCGACTTTCGGCTTCCACGGAATCTTCAACGTTCCGAAAGTCCTCCCCTCGGCCGAATATCTGGACTGGAAATCACTCGCTAACAACTATGTGCGGTCTAAGATCGAGTGGAAGGAACTCCCATGACCACTCCCGAGCTATATCGAGTCCTTCAATACTCGACCGAAGAATTTCCTTTCGCAACGCGAACAGCAAAGACGCTAGAAACAGCAGACTTATCAAAACTTTACAGCTATGGAATTAGCGTCCGCAAACGCGAGGACGACCAACAGACAGAATTTCACAAAAAACTTTATGCCGGGTTTTCAACCTGGAAAACCCTCTACACCGCATTCATACGTGAGTTTGTAGGCCCTATAATCACCGAACCCTTTTATGTTCAGGCAATCCCGACATTTCGAATTAGCCTAATTGGCAACAAAGCCGTCGGCGAATTTCACACGGACCTCAAGTACGGCCACCCGGAGGGAGAGGTGAACTTTTGGCTTCCCCTAACCGACGCCCGAAGATCCAATTCGATTTGGATCGAAGATGAAAGCCATAAAGCAATTCCAATTAACACGCATTTCGGCCAAGCAATCATGTTCGACGCTAATCGCGTTCGACATGGAAACTTGATCAACGACACAAAGACCACTCGAGTCAGCTTTGATTTTCGAGTCCTTCCCGTTCGCCTGTTTGACCCAACTCACGCAGGCAAAAGCGTCAATCAGGGACTGAAGTTTGTCCCCGGAGAATACTATCTGCAAGAGGCAATCGAGCCATGAGCAAAATCAAACAGACCCCAATCAGCGCCTTCATCATAACAGCGGGAACCAGAAGCGACAAGATTTTGGCCGCAACCCTTAAAGCTGCTAGTTGGGTTGATGAACTTATTCTAGTTGATAAACGACAGATATTACGTGATAGCGCATTCCTATTTCCCAAATTAGTGAATGTAGATATATTGCGTGAATATAATATCAAATATCAGCGAACAGATTGGTCCCCAACCGTCGAGCCAACTCGCGCTTTTGCTGACATCCTCTGCACACACGACTGGAGAATTTGCCTCGACGACGACGAGATCCTCTCGGAAGGGGCAGAATATTTCCTGCGAAACTTTGTTAACAACGACAGTATACCAGGCGCCCCCAATTTTGACGTATTAATGATCCCGATCAAACATTGGATTCTCGGTCGTCATGATCCGCGTGCTAGATATTGGCCAGAATATCGCCCAACGTTGTACCGAAAAGGTGCAATACAACGAACTGACACCGTACATGCGGGGGCAAAGATTGTCGGAAATATTGCACCATCAGGTCCAGATTTTCCCGTCTATATCGACCATCTCTCCCACGAAGACATCTCGGCGTGGCTCGAAAAAACCAATCGCTATACGGACCAGAAAGATCGCAGCGGAATGCGGGCACCGAAAGACGTCTGGGAATTTGCATTCGAGAGACTGCAAAATGCTCAGCATGGCCCCGGAAAAGATCAATATCTCGCAACGAACGACATCCTCCACGCCCTGTATGAGATTATCGACGGCCTGAAGCGATGGGAAGAAACCGAGCCATCGGGCGCTGAAGTTTTCGACAAGTTTTGCGATTCTGTCCTAGCGAGGCCGTAAGATGAAGAAGCTCAACATCGGCTGCGGCGATCATCCGCTAGACGGCTGGATCAATGCCGACATCTGTCGCCGCGAAAACACAACATTCCTTGATGCAACAAAGCGATTTCCTTTCAACGACAATTCGATCGACAGAATCTTTTCCGAGCACATGATCGAGCACATAAGTGCGAAAGATGGACTACACATGCTCGCGGAATGCTATCGAGTCCTCCAGCCCGGCGGGCGCATTCGAATCTCAACCCCCGACCTCATGTTCCTCGCCGCCCTCTTGTCCGACCCCGCTGGCCTAGAACGACATAATTACATAAATTGGGCAGCGCGGGAGTTTCGACTTCCCCAGGGCCACTCATCCTTTTCGGTAGCATACGTCGTAAATAATTTCGTTCGGGCATGGGGACATCAATTCATATATACCCAAGAAGCCTTGTGTCTGACAATGAATTCAGTCGGATTTAGAGACTTCAAACGGTGCGCGATCGGAAAGAGCGAGGATGAAACCTTCCAGAACCTTGAGAACGATTCCCGAATGCCGCCCGGATTCCTCCAACTCGAAACTATGACCTTTGAAGCGGAGAAACCATTATGAGCACAAAACCCCGTTGGGACTATCCAAGCCGGCTCATCTCTCTCGACGATGATCCTAGCTCAGGTCCAAGTGGAAGAATCTTGAATTTCGTCGAATACCTTGGTGAACATATCTCGACCGTTGAGCACCCTTTGTTAGCAAATCGAAATCGAGACGGCTTATACCCTTGGTTTAAGCATTGGCCTGGAGAACATTACAACCTATTGACCTGTGCCGCAAAGCTATTCCAGCCGAAAATAATCTGGGAATTTTGCACTTACACCGGAATGGGAACCATCGCCCTGGCAGAAGGTGCTCCTGCAAATTGCAATATCATCACGGTCGATAATACTAAATACAAGGAAAATTGGTTTGAGGATTCCGATTTCGCCAATGGTCGAATTCTCCAATTAACTGGAGATATGATAGACCCTACATTATTCAAGCTTCCCGTATTCAAAGCAGCAAATCTAATTTTCGTTGACGGACCCAAGGATGGAAAAACAGAACATAAATTCATACGACTTCTGGATAATGCTGAATTCGACAATAATCCAATTGTGATTTTCGACGACATACGCGAGCCCAATATGATCTATCTTTGGCGGGACATCGCGCACCCGAAAATGGATCTGACATCTCTCGGCCATTTTACCGGAACCGGAATCGTCGATTGGAACGGATGAGATGGCAAACGATAATAATCAGGACATAATAACAGTCACATTACCCGCCGGACATGAGAGATTTCGTCCAGATCCGTTTCCCGGCAGTGAGTCAGCCCAAATGCAAGGATGTACGTGCCCAAAAACTCAACCTTGGCCGGGGCACCTTGCATTTGGTTCGTGTTGTCCTGTTCATGAATTAGAAGAGTCGAGGCTGCATTGATATGGCAACGGTCGAGCCAAGCGAATTGGAAAGTTGGCTCGAATGGGCCGGACAACGCCTCATCGCGATGCCGGGCCGAAGAGTTGGACCATCTGAGGGCGCCGGATGGTGGCCCGATTTCTCTCAAGACATTTTCGAAGTAGTCCAATTTCGTGCTAGAATCGGCCTCCGTATCGCCGCGCCTGGGCCGAACGAAATCGGACTAATGGAAGACATTCTCCTCCTTCCGAATTACATCCTAGTTACCGATGAAGTCTATACTCGGCGGATGCGTAAGACGGTAAGAAAGCGGACCCTCCTACATCCTATAACTGGGCGGCGATTATACAATTGGCGCCGAATAGCAGACGAATTGGAAACCAGTGGGTATCAAGTTAAGAGATATTACACTCGGGGAATCGAACGCATCTGCACTACCGCTCCGTGGGTCGTGACGAATAGGATACGTCGAGACTTCGCAACCAAAGTGCTGACGTAAGATGGAAGATGGTTGTATGCTCATTAGAGGATACCAACTCAAGAATTCTTAGTTTAACGAAAATTCCGCTTGCGTTTCCCCCTCCCAGTCACTCATTATAAATCATGCTGGTGCATTGCGCTGGCAGCTTTGAGGACTTGGGCAGGAACTAGGACCGCTCCCTTTCGAGGTTGAGCGGTCCATTTTTGCTCCTGGGAGACGGGCGAAAGTTTTGGACGAAACTGGTTCACCCATAACCGTTTACGAGCGCCCGTATTTATATCCAAAGCAAGAACGCGCCATATTCCCGTCCAAACGTTGGGCTCTTTGCGAAGCCTCAACCAAATCAGGCAAAACTGTCGGGGCGATCGTGCGGCTCATCGAGGCCGGCCTGAATGGGACTTTCGGCCAGAACTTCTGGTGGGTCGCGCCGGTTTCCGACCAAGCTCGGATCGCCTTCGCCCGCGTCAAGCAAAACCTAACGGCGGGATCTTTCACGGCGCGCGAAAGCCCGACTCCATCAATCACCTTAATTACCGGCGCAGTCCTCTGGTTTAAGTCGGCGGACAATCCCGACAGTCTCTATGGCGAAGACGTCTTCGGCGCTGTTATCGATGAAGCTAGCCGCGCCCGCCCGGAAGCATGGTATGCCGTCCGATCAACCTTGACCGCAACGCGCGGCTGGGCGGTTATCATCGGCAACGTCAAGGGCCGAAGGAATTGGTTCTACGAGTGGGCGCGCCGAGTCGAGGCAGGCAAAGACCCCAACGCACATTTCGAGCGGATCACTTGGCGCGACGCGGTCGATGCGGGCGTCCTGGACATCGAGGAAATCGAAGACGCTCGGCGAAATCTTCCCGAACAAGTCTTCCTGGAGCTGTATGAGGCGGCGGCCAGTGACGACGGCGGAAACCCATTCGGCTTTGCCCATATCTCCGCGTGCATCCAAAACGGTCTAAGCCTCAAGCCCGCAGTTGCCTTCGGCGTCGACCTCGCGAAAAAACAAGACTATCTCGTGGTCATTGGCCTCGATGAGGATGGTCAAACGGCTGTTTTCGAGCGGTGGCGCGGAGTTCCCTGGACCGAATCAATTCGGCGCATCCACGCGATTGTCGGGGAAGACACGCCGGCCCTGGTGGACTCAACCGGAGTTGGCGACCCAGTACTGGAAGAACTCCAGGTCGAGCATGGAAATTTCACAGGCTATAATTTCACCCAACTCTCGAAGCAGCGTCTGATGGAGGGGCTTTCCGTCTCTATTCAAGGCCACGACATCGGTTATCCCGAGGGGCCGATTTCCCAAGAATTGGAAATTTTCGAATACGAGACCACCCGTACTGGCGTTAGATATTCTGCCCCAGAGGGACATAACGACGATTGCGTGTGTTCCCTGGCTCTCGCGCGCCAAATGCTGACCGAAGTCGCGCCCGGGGCGAGCCTTATGTCCTACTACGCCGGCGAAGCCAAGCGGACAATCGAGAATGTCTCTGACGATCCGAAGCCGCGGCTCCCGTGGAATCACGAAGATGAGAATCTCGGTGTCGATTTCGAGAACGAACTGACGAAAATCTATCAATCCACCGTCGAAGCCCTCACGCCGCGCCGCGAGCGGACATGTCATCGCTGCGGTGACCCAGTTTCGGCCGGGGATCGCGTGTCGGACGGGGAATTTGTCTGGCATCCAGGCTGCGCTGGTTATGGACATGCGAGGGACGCGGCATGAAGCTCTTGGTCAAGCTCAAGTCCGGCGAAGAGGGTATGGTCGTAGGCTACGCACCCGGACGAAAAGGTTCGCCCCTGGCAATCATCGCGGTCGAGAACAAGCTCCGCGCCGTGAAATTGCGGAATCTTGAGATTGTCGGTTACGCAAAAATCCAAGCCAAACGGGGCGAAACAGAACCGGACCAAATGATTTCGCCCGAGAATGGAAGCGATCTTGTCTTTCACTGAGCCCGCTTGCGGGTGCCTGCGATGCGTAAGCACGACGCAACCCCGAGGTCTAACCACGAGGAGATACGGGATGTTTGGTAGCGCTCCAAGACTGAACGAGGCTTGGAGGCTCCCTTGACTGGGACTGGCCATCATCTGTCGATTCCTGGGGCCTCACACCGAGCAGCGGACCAAAACCGTCGCCGGCCGCGTGTGGAGAGCGAGCAACGCTTGGACCATTTACGTGATGGGTGCCCCGCAGAAATCCAAACTGCGGGGCAACACCCAGACCAAATTCCATATATAATCAATACAAAATTAAAAGGTTGGATTCATCCAAAGTGTTACTTGTGTTACGTACTTGAGAAACGATGCTTTAAGACCCTTAATTGTCCAGAATGGCTTGGCGTTGTGCAAGGCCTGCTATGAATGATGAATTCCTAACGAAGCTCCGCGACCTTCAGGCAGATCAATTCTCGCCACGTCCGCGTCAGAGCTTCTCGGAATGGTCGCAAGATAAAGACAATTTCGCTAAGTCGCGCGGAATTCCCGTCTCCCCCGGCTACAACCCTGGTGTTGGAATGGTGGGGCGGGCGTATCAGAACACATCGTCATTTGCCCCCACCGGCCCCCGAAATCGCCCGTCTGGAAACCAAGGAACCGGACTGAAGCAATTTCCGCAACAGTTCGGTGTTCCTGGGGGAAATGAGAACTACCCTAGTCGATCCAAATACGCCGACGAGCGTCTATCTCAGCCGCCGCCGTGGATTGACGACGTTGATATGGCGAATGTCTGGTATAGCCCAATGGAGCCAGTTTGGCCCTTTGGTCCGCCCTATTACAACGTTCCCCGGGAATGGGACTTTCCGGTTGGATATAATCTAAATTACGTCCCCAAGCGTATGGCCCTTTATGGAATGCTTCGCGCGATGCGGAGTTCTTGGGGCGTTCTGGCGACGGTCGAATCAACCCGCATGGACCAGTTGCTTCGGATTCCCTGGACGATTCAACGTAAAGACAAACCACGCCAGACTTCTATTGGCGTCGAGCACATGAAGAAGGTTTTTCGCAAGCCCGACGGGAAGATGAGCTATTCCCAATGGTCGCGAAAGCTGCTTTTCGATCTCTTCGACATCGACGCTCCCAGTATCTACATTAGTCGCGATCGAACGGACCAAGTTCAATATGCCCAAGTTCTTGATGGCGCGACGATCTTTCCCCTGATCGACGACACGGGCCGGCGTCCCGATACGACGGTTGAAGTTGGTCCCGACGGGCTAACCTACATCCGTCGCCAGCCAGCCTTTCAACAGATCATCTACGGGCTTCCGATGATTAATTTGTCGGAAGATGAGCTTCATTATCCGATTATGCGACCCCGACCCGAACTTCCGATGTTCGGCTATTCGCCTATTGAACAAATGCTTATCGAAACGACCGAGGCGATTCGAAAAACCCTTTATCAGGCTGAATTTTGGCGTAATGGCTCGATGCCCGAGTTAATCGTGACTGTTCCAGATCAATGGACGCCACGCCAGATTGCATCCTTTCAAGCCCATTTCGATGCAGTTCTCTCGGGGAATCTGACTCTCAAATCGAAGGTCCGTTTCGTTCCTGGTGGGATGAAACCTTTCGACATTAAAAACGCTTCGGGTGAGAGTCTCTGGTCCAATAGAGATGAAATGCTAATCCGCCTAGCATGTTATGCGTTCTCGGTTAGTCCAACTCCATTCATCAAACAGACCAATCGCTCGACGGCGCAAAACGCACAACAGACTGCCGAGGAAGAGGGTCTCTACCCCCTTATGACTTGGTGGAAAGACGACGTAATTGACCCGATCATAAATGCCTTTGGCTATGACGATGTCGAATTTGTCTATCTTCCACGGCCCGAAGTTGATTTGCTAAAACAAGCTCAGATTCAGCAAATTCAGATCAACGAAGGAGTCCGGACTCGGAATGAAATTCGCGCCGAGCTTGGTGAAGAACCGTTTGCCGACGATGGGGATATTGCAACTGTTACGACGGGGGCGGGAATTGTCCCTCTTCACATGGCAGTTGAGGGGCAACAGTTCGCGCCGGGTAGTGGAAGTCTAGGCGACGACGCGAGCGGTAAGCCGAAATTGTCGGGTAGTAAGCCGAAGGGGGATGGAAGCCCGCAGCCAAAAGGTGAGAACACCGCGCAGCGCGGCTCGCCACGGCCTCATGGGGAGCCTTCAGGAACTCCAACCACAATCCACAAGCTCGCGTACTCCGTCCTGCGCGCCGCGACCAAAGATGTCCAGAAACCCTCAAAGCACCAGAAGAAAGCCGGAAATTACAAAAAAGCCCATGTTTGGCTTCAAGGGTTAAGCATTTCGATTGAAACCCCGAAGGGGAAGAAACGCCATGGGCATGAAGATGACGGGACGAAATGGTCATCTAAAATGGCCGGAGATTACGGATATCTCCGCGGAACCTTGGGCGCCGATGGAGATCAGATTGATGTCTGCATCGGCCGACATCCTAAAAGCCCGTTTGTCTTCGTGGTGGATCAGTTTGACGCGCAGACCGGATTATTCGACGAACACAAGGTCTTTCTTGGATATCGTAAATCCAAAGCCGTGATGGACGATTATTTCGCTTCGAACGGAGATGGACTTGGTCCAGAACGTCTCGGCGCGATGGTCGCGATGTCGATGGACGAGTTTAAGCGATGGCTCAAGACTGGCGACCACAAACATGCGATTGCTAGGCAAGGCTTTGGAACTATCGTTGCACGTCGAGGTGCGTTGGTCCAGAAGATGGATACCATTTCGACCGGAACGAATCTTGTTTCTAGGGACTTAGGCCCGCAACGGAAGAAGAGAATGAAGAAGACTAAGAAGAGGCTTTCTTCCGGCCCCCGTTGGTTACAACTTAACGCTTGAATTAGGAGAACGTTATGGCTTCGTCGACTGTGAAAATGTTTATTGGGAGCTTGGGCGGTCAAATTGTCGGCAATTACGGGACGTATGTTGCTGGGGCCGACGGGACGGCGAATGTTGATTCGCGAGATATTTCTGCGCTCTTAGCTGCTGGGGCGGAACTTCTCGTTGCACAAGTCTTCAACTACGGCATGACTCCCGTAGTTGTTGCTGCGGCGGCCGGGAAATTCGTCGGCTCGACATCGCTTGCGAATGGCACGCTTTCGGTTGCGGCGCAACCAGACGTTCCGCGGCAAGGTGCCGTTGTTGTTGCTGCGGGGACGTCTGCCGTAACAGGCGGCACGATCTCGATTCCATATCTCGCCAATGATGGCACGTCCCAAGTTGATGTGTTCTCTCTTGCCGCTCCGGCAAGCGGGACCGCAACGACGTTTACCTCGAAAGGTATCGTGCATCTCTCCGCGCCGACCGTTGCAGGTCTTGTCGGTGGCACCTCGCCGGGCATTCAGATCGATTCGACTGCCGCAATTTCGGTTCCAGTGAATCCCGGTGCAAAAGATGTTGTCTTTATTAAAGAGACGACGAATGCTGGGGATGAAACGGTTGGCACCGCATCGGCGGTAACGTTGGCAACCATTACGCCGTCGAGTGCGCCGAACGCCTCCCATACTTATGGCTTCATGTACTCATTCAACGCGCCGTTGACTGGGTCGTAAGAAGAGTCCTCGCAGGGAATTGCTCCTATGCCGTTGGATGATAATTCGATTCGTCGAATTTACGGGCTGAATCTCAAAGGTAGCCAGCATCAAATGGCTGGCGAATTTGAAATCGCTCGCGTCCATTACATGGGAGCACTTCTTATTGATCCGAATAATTCGGTTGTTTTGTCGAATCTAGCGGGAATCCTCTACAAGCTCCAGAAGCATGAGATGGGAATTACCGTCGGGCAGCGCGCCGTTGCAATTGATCCAAAGGACTTTCAAGCGCGGAACAACCTGGCGATTAATTTGGTTGCGCTTGGTCGGATTGATGGCGCCCGGGAGCAATTGCGAGAAGCTAGGCGGCTTAAGCCAAGTGATCCGGCAATTTGGCATACTTACGGGACGTTGCTGTATCGTCAGAATAGGTTCGCTGACGCCGAAGACGCGATGGTGCGCGCGCGAGCTTTGGGTTACGACGCCTACGCAACCAAGAACGATCACGCTTTAACGATTATGTCGCAAGGGCGCCTCGACCAGGGTCTTCCACTTTATGAGATTCGGTGGGAGGAATTGTATAAGAATCCCGTCTGGAACCTTGGCATCCCTGAATGGCAGGGAGAGAATCTAGACGAAAAACGCATCTTAGTCCATCACGAACAAGGCTATGGCGATAGTCTGATGTTCGTTCGATTTTTGGCGAAGCTCTCTACGCGGACCCGGAGCATCGTTTTAGCTACCGCAGCACCTTTGGTCCGTTTGTTCGCGGAGAACTTTCCGGATATTCAGGTCTGGGATTGTGAAAGTCTTCCACCTGAGGCGAATGCGAAGAACTTTGACTTTCACACACCCATGCTGAGTATGATTCGGCATTCGGAAATTATGCCGAAGGATATTTCGTCGGAACCATACTTGACTGTAAAAGAGCCCCTTATTCGCCGAATTCCTGGTAAATTTAAAATTGGTCTTTGCTGGTCTTCTGGCGATCACGGGAAAACATTGAGCCTTCGGCGTCGAGTTATTCCGCTCTCAATGTTTCTTCCATTAATGGAAATTCCTGGCGTTCAGGTCATTTCACTGCAAAAAGGCGAAGAATCTAAAGAGGTCCTTGCCCTTGGCGCAGAAGCGCTTATGCTCGACTCTATGCACGCCATTGAGGACTTCTACGACACCGCCCGATTTATTCAGGAATTGGACCTGGTTATTTCTGTCGATAGCGCAGTGGTGCATCTCGCGGGAGCGATGGGTAAGCCAGTCGTAATGCTCGGACCGTACACTCGTTGCTGGCGATGGTGGGATTCACCCGTCGGAACGCCGTGGTATGAAGATTTTAGGATCTTCACGCAGGGGCGAGATTTGACGTGGACTGATTCCGTAGCTCGGGTTATCAAATACGTTCGTAAACTGGCCGATAGTCGGCTGAATCGAGGAGAAATTTAAATGGCTGCGATCACGTCGACCTATTCGAACAACGTTACGACCTATGTTATTACCGATCAGGCGGGCGATACGCTTACGGTCGCCGCTGCGGCCCCGCAAATTGCTGGGGGCGGTTTGACTTTTACGTCCTCGGGGGCGCTTCGCGCGGATGGGCAGATTCTTCTCAACACCTTGATGACCATGCTTGTTACGGGTCTCCGACCGAATGTCCAGGTTGGCTCACAAGCGAGCTTTACGAATTAGGTCGCCGCGCGTTGCGTAGTCTGAGATTAATTTGTCGGAGACTAAGATGAGCGACCTTAATTTCTTTTTGCCGATCACTAAGGTCGACGAAGCTAAGAGGACAATCTCAGGCTACGCTTCGACCGAGGCAAAGGACTCAGATGGAGAAACGATCGCACTTGAGGCGATTAAGTCAGCTCTCCCGGATTATATGCAGTATGGTAATATTCGGGAGATGCATCGGCTCCAAGCCGTTGGAACTGCCGAAGAGGCGCATGTTGACCGAAAGGGACTTTGGTTGACCGCGAAGATTTCCGACGACGACGCCTGGAAGAAAGTTGTCGATAAGGTCTATAAGGGATTTTCGATCGGGGGGCGGAAACTCGACAAAGATCCCAACGATCCGAATAAGATTACCCGACTTTCGATGACCGAGATCTCCATTGTCGACCGGCCCGCGAATCCAGAGTGTCGGTTTAATATGGCAAAGATGGACAAGACGGGAGCATTGGCGTTTGAGCCGGGAGTGGCGTTTCGGAAGGCCAAGAAGACTCGTGTTCAGAAACTTGCCAATAGCTTCGCGATGGTCAGTGAATTTCTCACCAAGGCCCCGAGTCAGGACGAATTAGTTCGTGACGTACAAGAGAAGATAAAGCCAAAGAAAACAGCGAAGGCAGATGGAAAGCCGCCGTTTGACGCGCAGACTAGCAATCCGCTAGACGCAGCGAATACGAAAATTTGCTCCGTTCATGGAGTTGCGGGCTGTCCGACATGCGGCGAAGATATTTCGAAACGGGAGTACTCGTCCGATCAACGAAAGGAATATGCGGGGAAAGGGATTGCCCTTCCCGATGGGAGTTATCCGATTCCCGACAAAGAAGCTCTCGGGGATGCTGTGTCGGCTTTTGGCCGTGCCAAGGACAAAGGGAAGGCAAAGAGCCACATCAAAGCTCGCGCTGCCGCGCTCGGGGCGACTGATATGTTGCCCGAGAAATGGGGCAAGAAAGCCGCAGCAAAGGAAGCTAAGAAAGCCGCTCGCGCATCGGCAATCTCAAAACTCGCTAATGAGAAAGTAATTCTTAAATCTCTTACTAAGTCTTCGGGCTCGGCGGTAGTGCCGTCCTTCCTGACCCTAAAGGCCGCTGAGAGGGACGACGGAGCGGCGCCTCCCGTACTCCCGTCGTGGCTGACGTTGGGACAGTCTCAGGAAGGCGGACAAGATAGTTTCGCCGCACCGCTTTCGAAGCGAATGGAAGTTGCTGGGTCGTTGGCATTCTGTTTCGACTCGATTCGCTCGGCGCAACGAAGTCTTCTTCGTGAGGCGAAGGGTGAAGGCGGCGATATGAAGGACAAGGGCCTGGCGAAAGACCTAGGTTCCGCGGCGCAGATTCTGGCTTCGGTCATCGGTCAGAAAGCAACTCATGAAGGTCAGGAGGCAGTTGATCTTTCTGACATCGATGACCAATATCTCATGCAATTCTTAGGTGAGGATTTCGAAATGGCAGCGACGAGCGACGATCTCAGGAAGACTAGCGGGGGCGATCCTCTGCAGGACGCGATTCTCGACGTAATCAAGCGGGCGGCTCAGCCAACTCGGGCGATGCGGATGAAGTCTGCGGGCGATAATATGAAGAAAGCGTCGAAGGCTCGCAAGGAAGCTGCCGGTGCGATCGAGGAGTGCTCCAAGCTCATCAAAGCCTATTATATCTCCAAGATGGAGAAGGCGGCGAAGGGTAAGGCGAAGCCCGACGAGGAAGATGGTGAATTCGACTCGGCTGGTGCGATGGATAAGCTGAATAAGGCATATTCAGAACTGTCGAAGGTCTCCACCTTTACCAAGGCTGCCCGGGAACAGTTGAAAAAGATGGCGGGACGATCTGGTGAGAAGGAACAGGAGCCAACGCACGGGAATGAATTCTATCGAGTTCCCCCTGGCGTCACTGACCTATCGCCGAGCGATCTTGCAACTGCTGGACCCGGGACGCGAGGTGGTAGCCGCGAGCCGCCGATCCAGGCGCTTGACAAGGATTGGGGCAAGTTGGCAAAGGCGGTTGGCAAGGATGGCCGAATCGATGCCGCGACGGCTCAGCTCTTCATCGAAAACGCGCGGCTCGAAGCCCAGAATAATCTTCTGGCCCGCAGCACGTCCAGTCGTGCACCGTATGCGTTTGATATGACGAAAGTCATCGGAAACGGAAATGGCGCCGACGGAGCGGGTAGCGACCCGCTTATGAAGGCGATCCAGGATGCGGGCGTTTCTCCGATGCAGCTTGAGAATGATGAAGGTGCGCGGCGAAAAGTTGCCGGAACCTACATCCTCAACGGCACGAATGGACGGTCGATCTTTGATCCGAGTTTTCGTGGCGCCGCCGCCGGTAAGCGGGCGTAATTGCCACCCTATTAATTTTGAATTAGGAGAACGTTGATGTCGGGTAATGTTCCTTTCACCGGCCCTGGCGGGATCGGGAATGAGTTCGTCTCTGCACTGACGCAGAACGAGACCTTTAGGAAATTTCTGGACACGGAATATGGTCCGGATGCTCTAGCGAAGGCGGATACGATTTCCCAGAGCACGAATCTGCTCTGGTACGATCTGTCGCCGGTTGTCCAGATGCTCTATCCGTATCGGGAATTGATTCCGCGAATTTCTCGGCTTCCTCGCGTTGCCGCGGACGGCGGAAACAGCTATCATTGGAAACGTATTGTTGCGATTAATCCCAACGGAATGTCCTCGGGCGTCTCGGAAGGTAATCGTGGCGGGCGTATTCCGATCTCCGAACAGGATCAGATGGCGACCTTTAAGACGGTCGGCTACGAGAGTTCGGTCACGTTCGAGGCGCGGCTTGCGGGTCGAAATCTCTCGCCGGAAACGCTTGGGATCAGTGTTCAGTCGAGTCTTCGTTCGTTGATGATTGATGAGGAAAAGCTTCTCATCAATGGCGACGCAAATCTGCCGCTGGGGATTACGCCGACTCCGACGCTCTCCGCGGGAGCCGCTGGCGGCGGAAATACCGGGTCATTCTCGGGCGGAACTGTCTACGTTCGCGCCGTTGCGCTTACGGGAATGGGGATTGCGAATTATTCTCCATACAACGCGGCAACTGGAACTGGCGGTGTTCTTGGGCAGATCACCCGAATCAACGCCGACGGCTCGTCCGATACCTATGGCGGCGGCTCGGCACAACCTTCCGCTGAGGCAAGTGTCGGCACGTCCTCAACCCAAATCGTAACCGCTACGGTTGCTTCCGTGGTCGGGGCGATGGGCTACGCATGGTTTATTGGGTCGGCTTCCGGTGCCGAATATCTCGCGGGCATCTCGCCCTCGACTCAGGCGGTCTTTACGAAATTCCCCAATACCGCAACTGCGCAGCCGGTTACATCGCTTCAGGTCGGCGGGAATTATCAGGACAATTCAATCAATTTCCTGACTCCCGATGGCATTCTGAATCAGGTCTTCGGCAACATCACAGGGCCGGCGCCTGGGACTCAGATGGCAACTGCGGCTACGTTGCCTGCGAATGTCACGTTGAGCCCCTCGGGATCGCTCGTGTATTCGTGTCCCAACGGGAACACGGGCCTCACGATTAACGGCGTCAATATCAACGAGTTCGACTCAATTCTTCGCGCCGCGTATGACCAGTATAAGATCGGGTTTGATCGGATTTTGATCTCCTCGGTCGATATGCTGAACAGCTTCGGCGCGATGATGAGTCAGTCGGGCACGTCGAATATCTTCCGGCTCTTTTTCGAGAACAACGAAAAGGGGCAGTTGGTTGCGGGCTATAAGATCACGTCCTATATCAACAAGTTCTTCGGAAATACGCTCGACGTAGAGCTGCATCCGTATATTCCGCCTGGGACGATCTTGTTCTGGTCGGATCGGAGTCCGTATGAGCTGAGCGGCGTGGGGAATATATTGGAGGCTCGCGTTCGGCAGGATTATTATCAGATCCAATGGCCCTGGCGGTCGCGGCGATATGAGTATGGCGTGTATGCGGATGAAGTCTTTCCGTGCTACTTCACGCCGGGCTTCGCCGTCATCAATAACGTTAATCCCACGACCGGCAACTTCGCCTTCTAGTTATTAACGGTCTCTAGAACGCGGAGGATATAATGGCGGCATTGTGTCAGGATTGCACTGGTTGTTGCCGGGTTTTTTCTGTTCCCGAGGTTCAGAAAGAATTCGGCCAGCCGTGCAAGCATCTCGGAGCGACAACTTCCGGACCCGGTTGTCGTATCTATGAGGAGCGGCCAGATGCGTGCCGCCATTATGTCTGTCTTTTTCTTGATGGAGAGCGTCGTGGGGGAGATTTTCGTCTTCCTCCGGCGATGCTTCCCGAGAGGTCCAAAGTCGTAATCGGCTGGCCCTGGGGCGTCGATCGCGAGACGATTCACATCTATCCATATCCCGATTTTCCCGATGCGTGGAAAAAAGATCCTGTCAAGGACTTTATCCAACGCACCCTTGCTCGCGGGGGGAAGATTGTTGTGTATCAGGACTCCAAGCATCTTATCTCCATGAAGGGGGATATGGCTGTTGTGGGGACGGAAGAGGAATTCGCCAACCTCTTGTTGGCATAATTGGCGGGGGATTCCCAACTCTCTCGTCGTTTGAGGAGTGATGACAATGTGGTTTATGTTTCCTGAGGGAACTGAAAGTTGCTCGGTTGAGCAGCAGAATTTCACCAGCGAATTCCGGGACGACGAGGGTCGAGATTGGTTTCAGGCGCCGGATCATTTTGCGCCGAAACTTCTCGACATGAATCTTGGATTTGGTAGTCTTCCTCCCGGACGTCGCCCAGAGGGATGCGAGATTGACGATTTGCTTCCGACCTTCGGGCAGGCCAGTCAGCAGATTGGTGAGCAAGCCCAGACGATTTCGAGCCTCCGGGCGGAATTGATACTTGCCAATGAGTCTATTCAGCGACTTCAGTCTCAACAGCGCCAAGCCGAGAGTGAATGCACGATTCTTCGTCAGGCGAATAAGGGACTTGAGTCCGAAAATGCGACCCTTAAGGCGAGATTGGACGAATTTGAGTCTGAACAGGACACTCGCGACGCGCTCGTGAAAGCGGGGAAGAAATGAGCGAATATAAGGCCATAGTTCAACTTCCTGACATTTATGGCCAAATGCACGCTGCGGGCGGGGAAGTGATTATTGAGCAAGAAAAGTCCACACCCCGATTTATTGGACTTTATAATCATTTAGGTCAACCTTTGTATCGGGTTGCCCCTTCGCATCCACTAGGTTTTGATCTAACGGTCCGCTCATGACCCTCGCGGCTGGCGATCTAACGACCCTTGCTCGGGCCGAGAATTGGCTTGAGGGGACTAACTCAAACTCGTCTACGATTCTTCAACAGCTAATCTCCTCATGCTCGGCGAGTATTCGGTCAAAATTAAATCGCAGTACGCTTTACTCGAAAAATCTTGTCGAAACCGTCGACGGGACGGGAACGTATCAGATCGTTCTTCATGATTATCCTGTGACGGCGATTAGTAATATTCAGATGGGGGCCGGGATTATTCCGGCTTCGCCGCTGCCCAACCCGCAAACAGGGATTAGCCCGCCGCCCAGCCTCGGATGGGGCTATCGCATCATACCCTGGGATGGTGGGCTACCCTCGCAGCCGGCAGTTCTGGAATTTGTTAATGGGGTCTGGTGGCCCGGAGCCCAGAATATCCAAATCTCCTACACGGCGGGATATTTGGTCCAAAGCGAAGCCCAGATAATTCCATCAAGCCCTGGCCCATACGTTGTGACAGTTCTTCAGCCAAGTGGAATTTGGTGTCGGGACAACGGGGTTGTTTATGCGGATTCGGGAGTTGCACTGGTTCCAGTTGTGAGCAGTCCCGGAGCTGGACAGTACATTCCCCCACCTGACACAGCTCCCGGACTCTACACGTTTTCGTCGTCCGATTCCGGGGCGGCCCTTTTAATTTCCTACTCGTTTGTTCCGGCTGATCTGGAGGAAGCCTGTATTCAGTATGTCGCCGAACGTTGGACATATCGCGGCCGAGTTGGACAAGAATCGAAATCCCTTGGGGGTCAGGAATCAGTCCGCTTTCTTCGCGGCGGAATGCGTGGATCGGCATTTCCAAGTCTTCCCCCAGAGATTTCTGACATGATTTGGCCATACGTCAATGTCGTTCCCCCGTCTATTGGGGCGCCAGTCTGATGCTTGGCATCAACGTTAAGATTGTCGATCAAGAAGTTCTGGTTAACCTGGAATCGATTCCAAAGAAAATCCACGCCGCGATTGAGGCGAAACTAGACGAACAGGTGGCGTTGCTTCGGGAAAAGGTAGTTGAGAATCTCTCCGGGAAAGTTCTTAATTCCAAATCCGGCGCACTAATCGAGGCGCTTGTTTCTGGGGTCGAGAAGATTGGAAGCGGACTAATTGGTTTCGTGGCCGTTGAGTCGACAGACCAGAAAGTCCAAGCCTACGCGATGGCACACGAGTATGGTGGGAAGGGCTCGTATGAGATCGTTCCGGTGAATAAAAGAGTTCTACGTTTTGTCGGGAAAAACGGCGATATCATATTCGTTCCATACGTCTATCATCCTCCCATGCCCGAGAGAAGTTATCTTCGCTCTGCATTGGCCGAAATGGCGCCCGAGATCGAGGCGGCCTTGCGAGACGCAATTAGAGATGCCCTGTGAGCACGACACGCGAAGAAGTTCTGAATGCAATTCTGGCTTCTGTTCAAGCAATGGTCTTTTCGACTCCCATTGCCGGGCAAACAACCTGGCTCACAACAGGGCGGCGGCTACGGCTTTGGTCTGATGTTCCCGGCGACTCGCAGCCGGCGGCGTATGTGGTCGAGCATGAGGAACATGACGAATATCGGAACTTGGGCGTTAATCGCCGTAGGCTGAATCCTAGGATTTGGTGCTATGCTCGGACGGATGATCCCTCGATCGTCGGTGGCTCGATTATCAACGACTGGCTTGAAGCGTTTGACCAAATGTTCGGCATGAAATCCGCAACGAATTTCTCCACTGGGGGGAATACGTTGGGGGATTTAGTCTATTTCTGCCGCCTTGAGGGTCGCGTGTTTAAGGACCCCGGAGATATTGATAATCAGGCGTTGTTGATAGTCCCGTTAGTTGTCGAGATGCCGTAGGGCATACAAGCCGCAAGGTGTAAAGGACATACAATGAGCGACGATGAAACCAAAACAGACGTACAGCAGCCAGAATCCGAGACTCCATTGAAGGACTATGGAGTCGATGCAGATAAAACAGCCGCCCCTCCGCGAAGTATTGACCAGATTGTCGAAGATTGGTGGGACAATCACATTCGGGGATCGGTTGTCGGGCAGCACACTCAGATTTGGAACCACCTCATGGTCTGTAAGGATCATCTGAAGGAAATGTTGCGGCGATGATTGTCGGATCGATTTTATTTGGTCCGATTATCTCTATTACCCCCAGGGCAACTCTCTCTGAGGCTACTCGTGACGATTGTCAGGGATTGTGGAAATTCCTAGGTTTGGACATTCTCACTGAGTCCATCGAGTTGCCGGCGCCGTGTTTCAATGAAATTGAACTTCGGGAACGAAATCGCCTGCGGGCGAAGAACCTTCGAGGAGACTAGTTATGCAGCTAATTTTCGGAATCGGCGCGCTCTGGGGCACGCGAACGGACGTGGCTAGTATCGGCCCCGATCAGTTCGCCATCTTGCAAGACAATACGATTGACTTCAGCTTTGAGTTGAAAGAGCTTTATAGTCAACTTCAGTTTCCGGTCGATATTGCTCGCGGGAAGGGCAAGATTACCGGAAAGGCGAAGATGGCGCGAATTTTCGCCGCCCTGTATGCGGATCTATTCTTTGGATCATCGCTTGCTACGGCGAGCGAATACAACACGGCGGAGAATGAAGTCAATACGGTTCCGACAGCTGGATTTTCAGTCACTGTTGCCCAGGCGACTGCGTTTGTGGCCGATTTAGGGGTTTATTACAGTGGCGGATTGAACGAAGGAAATCGGTTTACCTATACCGCAGAGTCGGCACCGAGTTCCGCCGGGACGTATTATGTCAATCCCACGACCGGCGTGTATGTGTTTAGTGCTGGGGATTCGGGCGCGTCAGTCGCAATTTCCTACACCTTCACCGACTCGAATGGCAAGACGATTACCCTGACGAATAATTTCATGGGATACACGCCGACCTTCGAAGCTAGCTTTTACCAGCAGCGAAATACGCAAGGGTCGACAGGGCAAATTACGCTGCGACTTTTTGAGTGTGTTAGTAGCCATCTGACCTTCCCGTCTAGAATTGACGATTATGGTATTCCCGATTTCGACTACATGGCGTTCTCGAATACGGGAAATCAGATCGGAACCTTGTCGACAAGCGAGTAATCTCATCCCCTTTCCTCTAATTTCGGAGCTATCCCAACATGGTTCCCGGCATTAAAATCGCCCTTGGCGACAAGGAATTCGAAGTTCCCCCAATTAGTCTGGGGATGCTTCGAAACGGACTCGGCGAAAAGCTTGTTCAGCATGATAAGCTAATCACAGAACCGGGTAACAACTACACGCCGCTTTTGATTCTTCGCGGTGAAATTGTCATTGCGGCGCTGCGAAGGAATTATTCCGAGGTGGAATTTTCTGATTTTGATCTTTGGGATCGTCTCGACTATGCCAACGTTAATGCTGCTTGGAATGCCGTTCTTGGTCTGAGCGGCATGGTGGGGGAAGCAGCGGCGACGGAGACCGAGACGGGAGTTACGACGTCCAGCCGTTCTACTCCGCCTTCGCCGCCGGCTACGGATGGGACAAGCGAATAGTCGACGAATACACCATCGGAGAGGCCAATGCGCTTCTTCGCGGGTGGAAGGACTATCCGCCGACTTCAATGCTGGTTAAGTCGCTCCTTGAGGGGCTCGGCGGAAAAGTCGCCGACGATGAGGAGATTACCGACGCAATGCTAAATCAGCTAGCCAAGCAGGCTGGACTTGCAATTCCAATAATTCGCGGTCCCGATCCTAAAGAGGCCAAAACAGCGGTAATTCTCGACTTCGAAGAGCTTCGACTGCGGAATGACGAAAAGCGCAAAGGGCTCCGACTCGCATGAGCGACAATCGCCTCGGAATCAGCATTGGGGTTTCTGGCGACGGCGAGATTACGCGACTTGAAGCCCGTATCAAGTCGCTTCGGGAGCAACTAAGCAACCTGGGGCAAAGCCAATACGCTGGCTTTGCCGGTTTTGGGGCTAAAACAGCCGCCGAACTGTCCATCGCTGAGGCGAAACTAACTCAGCTTCGCGCCAGTTCTATGGCGACATTCTCCGATATCACGACCTTCAGCACGCGCGCCATCGCTGCCATGCGCGGGCAAGCAGATGCCGTTAAGGGTGTCGAGCGAGAGATGACGGCACTAGATGCCGTTACTCGTGCTGGGGCAAGTGGAAATAGACTTTATACTCAATCCGTCCGCGATGCGATTGCCGCTACGACGGGACTTAACAATGCGCGATTGATTGCGACGCAACACTCTGAACGGCAGAAGCAACTAGACCAAAGTTTCGCGCACGGAACAACTCCAACGTCGAGCAATGTTAATTTTTCGGTAGCCTCGAAGAATGCGCAAGAGTTAGCACGAATTCAACAAATGTCTGCTCGTGCCGCTGGGGCAGCAGCGGTTCAGCATATGTCACTTCAGCAGGAGATTGACAAAGGGTTTAATTACGTCTCGAAAGGTCAGGTGTATAATCAAACTGCTGTGAATGATGCTGAGGCGGCGTTTGGGAAGATTCGACGGGCAGCCGGTGAGGCGGGCGAAGTAGCTGGACGAGGTTTTTGGTCTCGTTTCATGCGCGGCGGCCGAACGGGGATGTCCTTGTTCGACGAAGGAATGCGTGGCCAACGTGGGCAGATGATGTCGACTGTCGGGGCTGGGTTTCGCGCGGCGGGAATGGGGGGCGGTGTTGGCGTTGGCGCTCTTATGGGGGGCGTTGCAGTTGTAGGTGCCGCTGAAGGTGCGCTGCATATGGCGCAGGCAATGGGGAAGCTCAGCGAGGAAATTTCCGGGGCGGCGGAAGCATCTGGACTAAGCATTCATCAATTTGCAACCCTCCAGGGGGCGTTGATCTTAACGGGTACTAAGGCGGATGGGGCAACGTCTGCTTTGCGGCAATTTGCCATGCATATTGAACAGGCAATGGCAAACCCCGCGTCACGAGCGGCGAAAGCACTTCACGCCATCGGAGTTAGTCAAGATGAACTTATTTCGCATGGTAATGACACCTATGCGATGTTTATGAAGGTTGCATCGGCGTTAAATGCTTTCAAATCATCGTCGGTGAAAGGCGCGGCGGAAGAGGCGTTATTTGGTCGATCTGACGCCGCCCTTGCATCTATGGTTCAGAATTACCAGAAACTTACTAGCTCGGCACAAGATTATGCAAATGCAGTTGATAAGAATATTGACGGTGGTCGGCAGCTTGCTCAAGAGACCAATGCCCTTAGCTTGAGTTGGGATACATTTAAGATGAACGCGATACCGGCGCTAGAGTCGGTATTAAACCTCATGAACCAGCTTATCTCGGCAGCTAAGTCTGTTGTTAGCGCAATAGGAACGGTTTTTAGTTATGGAATGCAAGCTGAGGCGTCGGTTGGGCTGTTTTTAAATAAAATTGGAATTCCTGGTTTCTCTAGCGCGCCGCGGTTTGACGGGGGATGGAAGCCGACCAGTGATATGTATCACAAATTCGGCGGACCTATGGAGCTTCCTCCCGTCGATGTTCGGCCAGGAATAAAGCCATTCGATCAGCCAAAGCCGCACCACGCCGGAGTGAATAAAGAAACAACGTCCGATATCGACGCCTTGAGGAAGAGCCTTCAGGGATTGAAAGAGGATTATCGTCTTGTTTCGGAACAACAAGATGCACAAGTAGAGCACACGAGAATCGCCGCGCGAATTTCTCAGGGCGATAAGGAAATCTCCCCGCAACAGCGAGCGAAACAAGACTATTCTGCCGCTCGCGATGCTGGGGTGCAGAAAATTGCGGCTCTAGATGATTTGAAGTCGAAGACTGATTCGACGTACGACGCCATTATTGCCAAAGCACAAGAGATCTATAAGCAAGACCCAAAGTTGTATAAAGAGGCGATTCAAGAGAAAATCAACGCTGATAAGGAATTCCTAATCCAACATCAGCAAATTCAAAATCAAGTCGATCAGAAATTGATGGAAGTTGTTGAGGCTCACGCGCAAGCAGTTAATGAGGTTGTTGCGAAGTGGGGCGCCGCTTTTGACAACATTGGAGATCAACTCGAAAGCACGATCGGAACAGCAATTAAATCCGCTTTTGAGCCAATGAAACCGGAGTATTGGTGGTCCAGTGTGCAAGGTCCGCACGGCCAGCCATTGATGGAGTCGCATCGGATTAACCCGACAACACAACTCTTGGGGCAGTTCGGCATGAGTGCCCTAGGAGATTTGGGAAAGCAGCTCGGCTCGTCAATTACGACGGCAATTGGAAAGTCACTTTTTGGTGAAGGCACGGCAAGCATCGGACAAGGAATTGCTAAGATGCTTGGGATCGGAACTCCGGGGGGCTTTCTCGGAACCGGCCTCGGCGCCGTGAAGAGTATCTCGACCGAAGCTACTTTCGCTACGTCCGTAACTGCTTTCGCCTCGGCGGTGGCAACCTTCACGGGATCTGTCGCAACCATGTCGGCATCTTCGGCGGCGAGTGGAGCTGGGTCGGCAGCAGGCGCGGTCGGGAATGCGGGTGGATTTCTTAGTTTCCTCGGTGGATTGCCGCTTATCGGGGGGCTGTTCGGTGGTGCCAGTGCCGCAGGTGGAGCAGCCGCCGGTGCTAGCGGTGCGGCCTCGGCGTTGCTTGCTGCCGCCTCGGGCGGTTGGGACGTCCCCGCATACGCCGGCGGCGGAGCGGACATTGCTGGTGGCTTGTCCATCCTACATCCCCGTGAAATGGTCCTCCCGGCGAATTTAGCCCAAGGTGTCCGAAACATGGTTGCCGGTGGAGGTGCGTCCGGTGGCGACAATCACCTTCATCTTCACGCTGCTGCGATGGATGCCCCATCGATGGACCGTTGGTTTCGCGGCCTGATTGCGTCGAATCCTGGTGCAATTAAAGGTCTATTCCGCAACAATGCCTTGACTCCGAGGTCATTCTGATGGCTGGACCAACCATTTTCATTTGGACACCATCGGCAGAGCAGACAATAGGCTGCCCCAGTGGAAATATCTATGCCTCTGATATATATCAGTTAATCTACAACGCGAACGTAATTGATGTCGCGTTCCTCATTGCAATCGGTTGTTATGTCTTAAATCAACGAAATAACGTTTCGGATTCTAGTCCAACCGCAGATAACGACTACACGCAGCTTTTCGGCGCGGGGTCGTTGTGGTATAATACAGATACCGAGAGCTTATATATTTGTGTAAGCGCGGGAGTTACTCCTGGCAACGCGGTTTGGGTTGCCATCTCCAGCGGAACCACAATAGGTCTTGCAACTACCATTCATACGAATGAAACTATTGACCATCCATATACGACTGTGTATGTGGATAATACATCGTCAGCGCCGATTACGGTAACTTTAAAGTCTGATTACAGCACAAATAGTAATGTGGCTTTCATCGACACAGGAAATAATTTCGGCACTTACCCGTGCACAATAACTCCATCGTCTGGAACGATTCGCGGTCTAGCTTCGTTCGCGCTGGTAACTAGCGGGCAAAAAGAGACGTTTAATTTTGACGGAACGAATTGGTGGTGAATGAAATGCGTAAAATACTCGCAAGCATCTTGTTTACTGGCCTATTTGCGTTCGCAGCCCATGCCGACCCCGTTTCAGTTCCGCAAATTCAAAGCAATACAGCCCTCCGCGCGCTGATTCCAGGACAATATACTCAAGTAATTCGAACGGGATTTGCGACATCGGGTGATTCGCCCGCTATTCAATTTAATTGGAAGGGGGCGTCGTCGTGCACCGATGATGGAGGTAGTTGCATAAAGCCGGCAACTAATCCTGCAACCGGACGGTGGGAGGCTAACCCTGATCCCCTCGGAATAGACATTCGTGATTTCGGGGCAGTACCAGGCGGAAGCACGGACGCGAACGCGAGTATTGTCAAGGCTATTGCATATTCTGCTGCGAATGTTGCACCGATTATTATCCCGTCTCTTACATTTCGGTCTAGTCTTGCACTTGCTTTTGGGTCGGCAATTGTGCGCGGGGGATCAGCAATTACCCCGACTAATACTCCCCTTGGACCGCATATTATCTGCGATGATACAGTAACAGGCGTTTGTGCAACTTTCGGGGTGTCGGGGGCAACTGCTGCCGGCGGCAATGTCGAAAACTTGCTTGTCTCCTTTGCTGGAACGCCCAGCGGAAGCGCAACCGGAATCGCGTTTCAGGGAAATAATTCCCACTGCAACAATCTCATGGCCTATAATGCCGTTAATGGATTTGAATGGGAAAATGGAGTATCGGCACATTGTAATAACTTATATACTTGGAACCTAACCGGTCGCCATACTATTGATGATAGTTTTCCAGAGCTATATATCAGTAATGCTCGATTTGGACTGAATGGGAGCGGCGATCAGGCAACCTCGATTTCATTTTGGGGAATTACCGGAACCAATCCGAATGGAATTATCTGCACAAATTGCCAATATAATCTGGGAAGTCAGTCTCCGGATTATTTTATTGACTATTACAATGTTGCCTCATATATAGACGGCATTATTACTCTCGATGATAGTGTTGTGGATATGTCGCTTGGAAATGGCGTTGCCATTATTCATAGTGACGCTACCATGCCGCCTTTCAGGCTTAATGTTGCCAATACGACTATAAATGCGCCGACATTGCCTATGTTTGACATAGGAGCGTCGGTAATGACTGAAGATAATTTTCACGATGATTTCCTTTTCGTCTCATCCTTCACGCTTCCGGCTGTTCAATACGATGCACTAAATCTCGCGAATCTGTATATTTCAGGGACGTTGACGGTTGATGGTGCGGTGAATTCTATTGCTTCGGTGTCGAATGTGGAAGTCGGCGGTGCCGTAGTTGTTCAGGGTGGAGCGTGGGGCTATCTTAATATTGTTGGACTTAGTAGTAAGACTAGCATCACCAATACTGCAACGGGCAATGTCTCGGTAATGACTGGGGTTGGCACTAAAACGCCGAACCTTACGGCCAGCAGTGGTACGATCGACGACGCGGCGCTCGGCCAGACGACGCCGCTGACGAATCTTGCGATGGCGCCGGCGATTACGATCTCGGGCGCGTTCGGGGCGGCGAACACCGGCTTTTACGACGTGTCGTCGCTCGCCGGAGATTCGACGATCAGCACCGCGCTCCTGTTGACGCAAGGATACACGCAGCCCATCAACGCGATCCGCTGTACGTCGAGCGTCAGCGCGCCGACAATCGGCGTGAGCAGCCCTGATGCCGTAAATTGCCTGTCAATCGATATGACGTTGAGTGGCTCGTGGGAGGGATCTGGTTCAGTCTTGGCGCTTAACCAGACAATCGATAATGCCGGCGGCTCGCAAGTCAACGGAAACGCTTACTGGCCGGAGGCGCTTTTCAGTCAAACGATCAAGGTGAATCTTGGGGGAACTTCTGGCAGCGGCAATGGGATCGGGGATTTTTACGGTCTCGGAATTCAAGAGCTTGGGAAAACTCCAGCCAGCGGCAACGCTTATCTTCACTCGGTCGAGGGGCTTGAGATTGATTACGGGCTGCAAGCGAACGTTTTCTCGCAACACAAGGTCGGCCTCACGCTTGCCCTGTGGAACGGCGATGTCGGCTGCACGAACGTTTACAGCGAATGTGCTGGAATATGGATCACTTCGATCCAGTCGGGGGCATCGGTTAACCAGGCAATCCTCGTCGGGGGCTCAGATCAGCAATGGCCCTTAACCACGACCAGTTCGTTAATGGCTGCTGTAGTACCCAGTGCCAGCACAATCGCGACCGGAATCGACCTGGCTTCCGGCGGTAATCTGACGATAAGTGGTTGCATGCTTGAGGGCAACAACCTGTGCGTCGGCGCGGGCCATTCTACCGCCACTCTCGGAGTGACGAACGGTGCCAACTTTTTTATCACATCATATAGTACAGTAGATAATACCACTAGTTTAGGAAATTTCGCGGAATTCGCGGGCGGCGGTGGGGGAATTGCCAATGCGAATTATCCCGCATTCGTTGCCTCCCACGCAGGCAGTCCGGTCGAGATAGAGGCCGTTGGCAGCGACACCAATATCGCCTTGGGACTGAATGGCAAAGGCACGGGAGAGATTGTTTTCGGTTCGCTCGCTCGGCTTAAGGGCTTTGCCGTAGCATCGCTTCCCACGGGAGCTGCTGGCGATATCGCCTACGTCACCGACCAACTTACATCGTGCCCGAGTTTCGGTGGGACATTCACCGGCGGCGGCTCGGTGGCGTGCCTCGCCTTTCGGAACACGTCGGGATGGGTTGGCGGTTGATGAAATTCCAGTCGGCATGGCAGGGGTCATTCCCCAGACGCGGCACTCTCGACGCGTCGCGCCATGCCGATCCAAAGCGCGAGAGAAACATTCCTACGAGAGGGGAAAATCATGCGTAAGTTAATCTTGGCGAGTTTGCTTTGTTCGGTGCCGGTGCTGGCGTTCGCGCAATCTATCGATAAGATACCGAGCTGGCCAGATTGGACGAATGTGGTAGGCGCGGAATCCACCAATACTCCTGCGTATAAACCAGTCATGATCGACAAGCCGCTGAATGGCGCTTTCGATACGGGGATGTCATTTGCGCTAAAGGTGGGGGAGGCTCAAGCAATCGCGCCAAACGGACTCGTCATCGATCTTACAAGCGACCCACATCCCGACCGTCCCGCTGTCGTTGCTATAATCAAAGTCGGGAACGGAAAACGCTGTCTCATCGAATGGCAGGGACAGTGCATTATTTCCGGTACGCATCTGGAGGTGAAGTGATGAACCGGGTTATACTCGCGGCGGCCCTATCGTTCCTGGCGACGACTGCCTACGCCAATGACGTAGCACCCGCATCCACACCTGCGTCGGGGGCTCAGAACATCCCGATGACCTATGGCGAAGCGCGGTCGGCGTTCCAGGCACTCCGGGCGCTCGGCGGCAAGCAGGATCGGACGGTGAAGGATGGTGGGCAGGAGCACGTCGTCAGTGAGCCGTATAAGTTCGGTCCTGGCCTGACGCTGTGGATCGCACATGATCTCAACGCGCTGAAACCGGCGGTCGAGGATTCCGACGCAGCGCTCAGCAACATCCAGAGTGTCGCCAAACTCGATCCCGCGAAGGCGCAGGCCGACGCTACGGCGCTGTTGAAGAAGCGAGTTGCCGAGATGATGAATCTGTTTCGACTCCCGGCGGATCAGCTTCAGAAGGACAACCCGATCCCCGCCGACACGCTCGCCGACCTTGGGCCGCTACTCGACGATGGAACTGCGCCGAGCCCGACATCCAAGTAACGCACGTCTGAAAGGCTCTGCCCGTGGCTGTAATATTTCCGACACTCCCCGGATTGACGTACAGTACAACAAAATCCCCGCAGTTCAAAACTAAGACCCAAAAAGGTGTCAGTGGTAGGGAGCTTAGGCTGACATATCAACCAGTTCCAACTTGGCTGTTTAAATTGCGGTTTGACTTTCTGCGGGGATTGGGGCCAAAATTATACAAGAATAAATTTGATGAATTACGTGTCCTTATGGGCCTGTTTATGGCCCAACAAGGATCATTGTCGCCGTTTCTATTTAATGATGAAACGGACAATTATATTGCTATGCAGCCGATTGGTGTGGGAAATGGGACGTTCACGGCGTTTCAACTTGTCAGGACTATGACGTACTATGGAGGAACGTCGTTCACGGAGCCCATTTTGGCTCCAAATGTCATTGAGGGTATATATGTAAATGGGTTGGCGGTTACCGACTATACCGTGAACATTGGAACTGGCGTGGTCACGTTTACAACCGCTCCCCCGAACAATGCATCTATTACTGCAACATTTAGTTTCTACTTTATCTGTCGATTCGCCGATGATACGGAGGATTTCGAACAATTCATGCGGCAACTTTGGACGTTGCAGGAATTGAAACTTCAGTCGGTGTTGCTGTGAGATTAGAATTATTTCGTCCGGAATTTCTTCGATTTCGTCGACAGGCTCATAGTCTGCATTATGATCGTGTCATTGATGCAGTTTTGGCGAATGGATTTTCGTTCAATTGTCCGCGATGCGGTGGGATGATTGTGATTTGGTATGAGGGACTCGACGCCTTGGCGTTTCCCCAAAGCAGATATTCCGTATCAGGGTATGATTTCTCGACCTTAAGCGTAAAAGGTTGGATCTTACATCCGCCGCCTTGCGGTTGGACAGGAGCTATTATAGACGGGGACGTGTCGTGAAGCCTGCCTTGACAGCGCTGGTTAATTATCTCAATTCCAACGACACGGTTGTGTTGTGTGACTTATATACGTTTGCGCTTGCGGGAGGGATTGTTCTTCGTCAATGTGATTATCCATTATCGACACTAACAATTCCAGCCACGAATTTTCCCGGATCGCCCTTAAATTATGCCGCGAGTGGAAATGTCATATTCTCACGCGGACCGCGATTTGGGCGGACAAAAGTTAACACGAAAGTGGGAATTGAGCCCGCAGAATTAGACTTAGACGTCTACGCTGCCGGTAGTACGACGGCTGAATCAGCGGATATGGTCGGAACTCTAACCTGGCAGCAATTCGCCCAGGCGGGAGGATTTGACGGGGCAACGGTCGAGGTAGATAGATTTTTTATCCCAACCGGAGGCGACGGGTTCGCGGGACCTTTAGTTTCCGACCTCGGTTGTATTGTTTGGTTTTATGGCAAAGTCGCGGACATTGATATTAGCCGCAGTGTGATTAAGATGAAGATTAAGTCGTATATTAATTTGCTCCAACAACAGCAGATGCCACGGAGGTTGTTTCAAAGCGGCTGTACGCATATCTTCGGGGATGCTATGTGTAAATTTGACCGGGTGACGGGAAATAATGGCAACGGGACACCGACCGGAGTTGGCGCGTTTAATATAGAGGCCGTTGCTGGGTCGTCTCAAACGGATATTATTAACGCCATTGGGGTTCCATCGTACATGGCCCTTGGAACCTGCACTGGACTTTCGGGGCAAAACACCGGCATTTCGCGCGGAATTCAAAGCGTGGGAATCCCAACAATAGTTGGATTACTTCGCGGCTTCCCGTATCCGGTTATGGTGGGGGACTTGTTCCAGCTTCTTCCCGGCTGTACGCATCAGGCGAGCTTTTGTCAAGGGACGTTGAATAATCTAGCTTTTTACGGCGGCTTTGATTATGTCCCTCCGCCCGAATATGCTTTATAATGCGAGGTTAGATATGATTTCCCTTGAACGGCAGGTAATTATCTCTGAGGCGCGAAAGTGGATTGGGACTAGCTTTCATCACGAGGCGCGAGTCCTTGGGGCCGGCGTGGATTGTGGTCAGCTCCTAATTGCCGTCTATGGGGCGCATGGCTATATGCCATTGGATTATAAACTAAAACACTACTCTCCCGATTTCGCCATTCATCGCGATGAGGAATGGTATTTGTCTATTGTTGAGACGTTTGCGAAACGCGTTGAGGTGCCAGGGCCGGCGGATATAGTCCTATATAAGTTCGGCCGATTGTTCTCTCATGGGGGAATTGTGACTGAATGGCCGAATATTGTCCATGCGTGGATTGGAGCTAGACAAGTTCTTGAGGTCGATGCGGAGAGGCTTGCTGCGTTGGTGACGAAAGAGCGGCGGTTTTACTCTCCGTTTAAGGACGCCTGATGCCTGAGGTCGGGAAAGGTGGCGCGCCAACGCCGTTTGTTAATGCTTTCGCGGAGCCGGCAATTGGCAGCCTCAGATACAATACGTCCCAACAGGGTCAACCCCTTCCAATCGTATATGGTACGCAACGAGTTTCAATTAATGTTCTTGAACTTTGGGACTTCAACGGCGCCGGGTCTAAGGGCGGTAAAGGCGGAGCGATCGGAAAGTCTGGTGGGAAAAAGGCGGCGACGTATTCTGTCTACACTGCGTTTGGAATTTGTCAAGGTCCAGCCGGCTTTACCGGCGCGCAATATGGAGTTGGAGGGGAAAATCGAATTTGGGCCAATGACGGAATTGCCTATGGACCTGGTGCGGTTGGCTTAAATGCATACGGCGGGTCAGATGGGCAGGCGGCAGATTCGACATTTGTGGCAAAAGATCCCAATCAACCTGTTATTGGATATTCGGGAACGTGCTACGTAACCGGAACGCCGCTTCAGCTCGGTCAAGCGCCAACGCTCCCGAATGTTAGTTTTGAAATAACTGGAACTCTTGCGGGATCGATGGGGAGTAGTTTTCCCGACGACGCCCGACCGTCTGGGATCATAGTTGATCTATGCACGAATGCTAGGTATGGTGCAGGATTTCCAGCGGCGAATGTCGATAGTGCAGGGACACTGGCAGATTTTGGCAACTACTGTCAGGCCGCCGGGTTGGCAATGTCGATGATTCTCGACCGATGCCAGCCAGCCGCCCGTTGGATAGAGGAGATTTGCGATCTTACAGTAGCGGCGCCATTTTGGTCCAGTGCATTGTTAAAGGTTGTTCCATATGCTGTGTCGCCGTATAGTGGATTTGGAGGATCTTGGACCCCAAATCTAACTGTTCAATATACTCTCTCGGATCGGGATTTTATTGACTGGGGCGGCGATAGCGATCCGGTTATTACAACTCGAAGTGATCCAACATTAGCGACTAATTGGTTAGCACTTGAGTACCTGGACTCAAGTAACTCCTATAACGCGAATATTACCAATTTTTTCGATCAAGGGGCCATCGACAGCGTTGCGGCGGAGACGGGTGGGCCGGGAGTCAGGAATGAGGCGACAAAAGAAGCCCATTCTATGACGAATTTAGTGTCGGCTTTTGCGTCGGCAACAATCCAGGTGCAAAGAAAACAAAACGTCCGAAACACATATAAGTTTCAATTGGGCTGGATATTCGCGCTTCTGGACCCAATGGATATCGTTGAATTAACCGATGTCAATGCGGGGTTGTCTAATACACCGGTGCGAATTACGTCGATTAGTGAAAACGACAATGGAGAGTTGAGCTTCGAGGCGGAAGAGATTCCGACAGTTGTGTCAAGTACGCCGGTGTTTTCTATGTCTCCACCAAGCTCTCAGACGCCAAATGTGTTTGTCGACCCGGGGGATACAAACTCTCCGATTATCTTTGAGCCTAATGCGCCGCTGTCGTCGGGGCAGAACCAAGCGTGGATTTGTGCTTCAGGTGGTCCAGATTGGGGTGGCTGTATTGTTAATGTCTCGACCGATGGCAGTACGTATGCTAATATTGGGACACTTTATACAGGGCTCAGGCAGGGAGTCCTAACAGCAGCGCTCCTAGCGCATAGTGGCGCGAATCCTGATACGACACATACGTTGAAAATTGATATCTCTGAAAGCAACGGGGTGATTACATCTGCCTCGTCTAGCGATGCTGCGAGCGGGGTTACGTTGTGTTATTGCGATGAAGAATTGCTCTCGTATGAAACAGCAACTTTAACAGCTACGTCGAAATATGACATTACGACCTTGTATAGGGGTCTATTTGGGACCACTCCTGGCTCGCACTCTAGCGGGTCGCAATTTGCTTATATTGGAATTCAAACCGATCCAATTGGCGTTGTGAAATATAACTATAATTCCAACCTTGTTGGGTCAACAATTTTCGTGAAACTACAGAGCTTCAATGAGTTTTTGAATTCAACCCAGGACCTATCAACAGTAACCGCCTTCACGTACACGTTGACGGGAGCGGGCGGAGTCAATCCGGTTAATATTCCGTTCTCGTTCGGTGGAATTCCGCATAGTGGAACGCCGATTTTAAATTATACTTTCGGGGCAGCGGACAATTTTCCCTTAAATCTCTCCGGAAGCGTCTGTACGGCGGGAACCGCTGCAACGGCAGATACAACATTTGATATAAATAAGAATGGGACTAATTTCGGCACCATGACTATTCTTGCCACCGATACAGATGCCACCTTTACCGGAACTGCTGAGAGTTTTGTTCCCGGTGATATTCTTTCGATTGTCCCGAATCGAACTGATGCTACGTTGGCAAATTTGACCGGCAACTTAGCTGGAACGTCGTAAGTTGAGGGAGGATGTATATGACCGCGATTGGGGAGGCAATCATGCCACGAGATAAATTAGGTCCGTGTGCGTTGTCGCGATGCTCGATTGAGTGGCTTTTGACTGTTGGCTCTTTGGGGATGGCATTTACGTTTTTGCTATTTCCCGAAGGGATGGCGATGAGAGATTATTTGTTGAAGATTCCCCATTTTGCTGCTATTGCTATTCCATTGACGTGGTTCTTGTCACTTCTCCTAGTCGGTATATTTCAACTATCAACGCTTGTTACTCAGATTGCACGTCCATGTGCTCGTCTAGCAGCAGTTGCTTCGGGAATTGTCTGGATTTACATTGGCGTGTCCGTTGTGGCGGCGGGACTATTACTCCTGTCTTGGCCGTGTGTTCTTATGATCGGGGGAAATCTCTACGTTGCGTCTATGTTCAAGTCCTAAGATGTGGCCGAAATGGAAGATCAGGGATGGAACGCGCTAGGAAGTTTGGTCGATAAATTCGGCTGGATATGGGCACTGGTGTTCGGGGCGATATTTCTGTTATTAAGTCGTCTGAATGTTTTACAGAGAATTTTCGTTGGAAGGCAAGAAGCGGAAAATATTAAGCACGAACAGCTTTCGGAAGACACGCAACGGCTCATCGACAACCTCCAACGCGACGCAGACAAGCAGCGCCAATGGCGAATTGAGTCTGATGAGCGGAATGAGCGGATTATCGTGAATTTACGCGATGATGTGTCTAAGCTGATTGAATCGGTTAGGTTGAGTGAGAAGGGAAATTCTAAGTTGCGCCATATGATAGACAATATCCTGGTGTGGGGCGCCGATGTCCGTATAAAGGCCGCGCTCGCGTTGCCGATCACGCCATTTCCACTCGACGAACTAATGACGGTTGATTCTGATCTGGCGAAGAAACTCCAGGATATCTTCGACGAGGGCGATCAGATTATTGAGCGCCGCAAGAAAGCAGAGAAGGGAGAGTAGATATGACCAGCAATTATACCATTCCCAACGGTTTTATCGGGGCGGCAATACGGTTAACCGATGATGATCTAGCTGCGGAGTCCTCACAGCTTGAGTGTGAGGTTGCGATGATACGGGCGATTGATTCTGTCGAGAGCGGCGGCAGTGGATTTCTTCCCGACAATCGACCGAAGATTCTCTTCGAAAGTCATCAATTTCATGTCTTGACACGGGGAAAGTTCGACGGAAGTCATCCGGGAATCTCGACGTCAAGTTGGGTTCGGAACTATGGCGCTTCCGGCGCGCACCAATACGACCGGCTTGCGGAGGCAATGACCTTAGATCACGACGCAGCGCTTGAAGCGGCATCTTGGGGTCGATATCAGTTAATGGGTCTGAATTTTCGCGCGGGCGGTTATTCGTCTATTGATGATATGATCTATGAGTTTTGCGCCGATGAGAAGTTTCATCTAAGCGCATTTGGACTTTTCTGTGAAAATGTCGGAATCGTTGAGCCGCTGCAGGAGAGAAATTGGAGTCGTGTGGCGCTTCTGTATAATGGAAGCGGGCAGGTCAGTACTTATGCTAATCTCTTGGAGCGAGCGTATAGTCGTTTTGCGGTGCCGGGCGCGTCTACCGCGGATAATCCCAACACAATACGTGCTCATTTGACGGAAGAGGAACAGGATAATGACTGATACGACGGTTGTAGTTCCGTCTACGCCGAACCCGGCACCGACAAAATTGGTGCTGTCGGTCCTTCAGGGGGTAGTTCTGATTGCGGGAGTTTTGGGCCTGACGTTGCCCGCGGCGCTTAACGACCAAAGTACCCTTGCAAATGTCGCGGGGGCGATCTCAACCCTTGTTGGATTTGGTTGGGGAATTTGGTCTGAATTTCAGCACGCTTCGACTACGCATGCGGTGGCAGTCGCTTCGGCGAAAGCCGGCGCGCCCGTTAAACCCGTCTAAGGAGAAAACCCATGAACATGATCATCACTCGCCGCCGCTTGCTGACTGCCACCTCTATCGTCCCGGTCGCTATGCTCTTGGACGGATGTTCGGGACCGGCGGCGATTCCGGCCTTCGTCGCAGCTCTGCAATCGGTCGGGCAAGATATCGTTCTAGCGATGCCGCAGCTCACCAAGGCGGGGCTCAGCGGTGCCACGGTGACGACGGTGAGCACCGCAATCACCGCGATCTCCGCAGCCGGCAATGATATCTCCGCTGCCGCTACGGCGACGCAGGGGCAATCGACCCTGATCCAGATCGAGGGCTACGTCAACGCCATCGCTCCCGATGTGCTGCCGTTCGTCTCGCTGATCCCCGGTGGCGGCATCCTCGCTTTGGTGATCGCCGCGCTTCCTGCGATCGAGGCGATGCTGAATTTCGCCGTATCGCTGTTGTCGGCCGAGGCGAAGACGATCGCCGTTGCCGCAACACCGCCGACTCCGGCTCCCACGTCGGCCGCTCGGATGGCAGCTACGGCACCGGGGGCCAATCCCACGTCTGCCGCGGCGCTTGCCGAACTGCTGCGCCTGGCCGGTCGGTAATGCGCGCGTTCCTCGTGGCCGGCTGCCTCGTGGTGGCCGGCTGCGCGGGCCAGCAGCCCGTGGTGACGCCCGTCGCTATGGTGCAAATCTGCCCGCCCGATCCGCCAGCCGGTTATTCGTGTGCTCCGCCCAAGGCGTGCACGCTCGACCCGAAGTTCCTGGCGTTGGTCAACGGCCCGCTCGGCGACCTCGTGCCCGAGAAATACCAGAAATACCGCGACGCCCTCAATCACATGGGGCTCGCGGTACAGGACTTGTGCCAATGAGCTACCTCGACCAACAGGAACTCCGCCGCGCGGAAGCTTATCCTGACGACAGGCAAGCGATCGGGTGCCTGTACGACGGATATGCCCGGCTCATCGCTCTCGGATGGCGCGACGATCCGCCTCCCGAGAACCGTTGGATATCGTGGATCGAGCGCGGTTCGACGACGGTTCACACCTCGCGCGGCCCAATCCCACAGCAGCGCGCGCTGCTGTGGAAACCGGCACTCCCTCCCGAGCTGACCCCACCCGACCGGCTGTCCGCTGCGGCGCTGGCCCACCTGCACGGAGCCTAACATGTTGGGAAACAATGTTGTCGCAACACTTCGCGACCCTGATCAGACGATCCGAGGAGAATTGCGGCGACAGACTATCGAAGGTGTTTGGATCTATTGCGGCTGGGCCGAACAGGCAGCGATCCGCTTCTACCCGCAACATCGCATCGTTGAGATCGAAGACCTTGGCCGAAGGTGATCGAATGATGATCCCGATAGCGGATGCCCCGAGGCATGACGGCGAGCCGCTTATCCTCATCCGCTATGGGTGGATCGGCGCTGACGGCTGCACGCGGCTACAGGGTGACGATGACGGCCCCGGAACGCACTACGGCCTCTGGTGGGCCGCAAAGGGTCGCTGGTCCGACAAGCATGACCGGTGGGTCGTCACGGGCTGGGAAGACGCCGAGATCAACCGGCCCAGCCACTACATACCAATCCCGAAGATGTTGCCGTGATGCAGGACAACGAGTGCCTCGGTACGACGATCGAGATGGTGCTGTTCTGGATCGTGTTCGCCTACTACATGGCGTCCTTCTGGCAGATAGGACTCTGGGCGATGGTGTGGTCGGGCGCATACCCGGCAATGCCGTGGTTCATCGAATGGTCTCCGAGTCTGTTGTGGATAGCCGGCGTGGGCATCATTGGGCTGATCGCCCGAAACATGAGGGAAACCCAATGATGCGCTTTTTCGGCCGCGCCCTCGCGATCGCTATCCTCGGACTTGCACTTTCGGGCTGTGTCTCGACCCTTGACTGCTTTTTCGTCGATGGGGCCACGCCAGCACATTGCGCGATGGGTGCGGCGCGGTAGGCGCTGCCGCAGCCCCTGATCCATATCAAATCCACCTCCCTTTAGAAAGGCAAAATCGATGCCTGATCTTGTCACGCCCAACGGGCGCGGTATGGGCTGGCGCCCGGCTGGCCCCGATCATCTGCGTCTGAAACGCTTTGCCTCGGCAGAGCCGGTCGGGGCGTTGCCGTCGTCGGGCGGCATCTGTCAGACGGGGTTCCTGCCGCCGATATGGGATCAGGGACAAACGTCGAGCTGTACGGGGCACGCCGCGGCCCGCTGTGTCGCCTATGACCGGGCGATGCAGAACCTTCCCGACGCGGGCCGCACGCCGGCTCGCCTCATGGCGTATTACGATGGTCGCATGGCACGGGGAAATCAGGGCAGCGATTCCGGGGCCATCATCGGCGACGTATTCGAGGCGATCTCGACGCAGGGCGTGTGCTTTGAGGATGGTGATGACGGCTGGCCGTTCGATCCGTCCAAGGTGCTCGTCAGGCCCGCCGACAACTGCTATGCGGCGGCGCTCAAAGACCAGGCGATAGACCGATCGGCTGTCCCGCAGGACATCAATTACATCCGGGCCTGTCTCAACGCCAAGTATCCGGTCGCGTTCGGCATCTCCGTATTCGCCGCGCTCGACGGCGCCGACTGCGCGCGGGGCGCCCCCGTGCCGATGCCGCAGCCGGGTGAGCCGGTGTTGGGCGGTCACGCGATCGTCGCGGTGTGGTACGACGATCCGAGCCGGTATTTCCTCATCAACAATAGCTGGGGGGCTGGTTGGGGCCTGCACGGTTCATTTTGGCTGCCCTACGACTACGCGGCGGACCCGAGCCTTTCATCGGATTTCCAGATGATCCGGTCGATGGAGCCGGCATAATGCGAGCCTCTCTCCTCACCCTCGCCGCGCTTGCCGTAGCAACCCCAGCGCTCGCCGAGGATTTACCGATCCGGCCCGATCCCACGCTGACACCGGGCGTCGTCGCCTCAACCGATGAAGCCGAGGTCTGCGGCGTCGTGGATGGGAAGACCTACAGCCAGCGGCACCGGCAGACGACGGCGGCGATGAAGGCGGAAGTCTTCAAGCGCTACGGGATCGAGAAGGATGGCCGCGAATTTGAAATCGATCACCGACTCGAATTAAGCCTCGGGGGCGCCGACGACGTGCGCAACCTCTGGCCGCAAGAGGGAATGACGCACCCGAGCTTCCACGACAAGGATCGTCTCGAAAGTCGCGTGTGGCGGATGGTCTGCAAAAAGCACTCGATGTCGCTCGCCGACGCGCAGGCCATATTCCTCGGGGATTGGATTGCCGGCTATCAGAAGATGTTCAGTGAACCGCCAGAATAGCGTGGAACCCCGTCAGGGATTCGAACCGACGACCTCTCGGTCCCAGGCCGAGCGCGCTACCAGACTGCGCCACACCCCGTCGCTGGGTCGCGGTCGGGCCGTCTTCGATGGTGATGGCGCGCGATTCATGCTATGTTCCTAACATATCTTGTCGTTCCGCGTCTGTCGTCCAAAGGTAGGGCCTGAGTCTTCCAAACTCATGATGATCGGTTCGAATCCGACCAGACGCTCCAATCTCCGTTAGCCGCTCTCCCACTACGGGATCGGCATTGTAGAGCCGGTCTCAGGTAATCCCTGGGGCCGGCTTTTTCATGTTTGGGCCCTTCTATCCCAGTTCCCAGAACGCCGGTCGAACCCGATAAGCCGCACATGCTGGTTATATCCGGCGGTGCGAAAATGCGCGCTCCACTCGTCGCCATGCAGAGAGCCACGCATCCAAGATACCGTGAACGCGGGGCGAACATCGTGCGACAGGCGCGGGGCCGGTAGAAGGGTGCGGATGAACCACGACGGAAAGTCGACGGAAAACGATTCATAAGCCATTGGCATACCATGCCCCGCGGGCATTCAACGAATATGCGCGCATCGCCCTTGCCGATATCACCCATATCGTGACCTGGGACGCCACGGGCCGGCTGCAGCTCAAGCCGCTCGCCGAGATGTCCGAAAGCGAACGCGCGGCGATCTCGGAGATCAGCAGGACCGGAAGCGGCGAGGGCGGGGTGCGCGTGAAGCTCTATGACAAAAAGGCCGCGCTCGATGCGCTGGCCCGGCATTTCGGCCTCTTTCCCCTGGCACCGCGGCGTCACGAGGACGAGCCGGAGCCCGATCCCGGCGAGGACCCGCTTGAGGAAATTGAACGCCGTCTGGCTCGCCTCGCTGCCCAGCTGGATGAGGACGCGGCTGCTGCGGCAAATGACGCTGGCGGAAAGACAGGCGCTGGTAACTGACTGGAAATTCTGGAGGCGCGACGAGCAAGGGCCGCCGCCGGGCGACTGGCGGGTGTGGCTGCTGTTGGCCGGGCGCGGATTTGGCAAGACGCGCACCGGCGCCGAGTTCGTGCGGGCGCGGGTCGCGGCGGGCAAGGCGCGGCGGGTCGCCCTTGTCGCACCGACCGCGGCCGATGCGCGCGATGTGATGATCGAGGGAGAAAGCGGGGTCTTGGCGGTGTCGCCGCGCAAGGACCGGCCGGTCTATGAGCCCTCGAAACGGCGACTGACCTGGTCGAACGGGGCGATCGCGACGATTTTTTCGGCGGATGAGCCGCAGCGGCTTCGGGGGCCGCAGCACGATCTGGCCTGGTGCGACGAGCTGGCGGCGTGGCGGTATCCGGAAGCGTGGGACATGCTGATGTTCGGTCTCAGGCTTGGCGATGATCCGCGCGTGGTGGTGACGACGACGCCCCGCCCGACAAGGCTGGTCAGGGCGCTCGTCGTCGACCCGACCGTAGCGGTGACGCGCGGTAAAACGCGGGAGAACCGCGCGAATTTGGCGGCGGCCTTTATCGACGCGATCGTGCGCCGGTATGAGGGCACGCGCCTGGGGCGGCAGGAGCTCGATGCCGAATTGCTCGAGGACGTGCCGGGGGCGCTCTGGAACCATGCGATGATCGAGGCGGCGCGGATCGGCATCGAGCCCGATCTCGATCGGCTCGTCATCGCGATCGACCCGGCCGCGACGAGCGGCGGCGCATCGGACGAGACCGGGATCGTCATTGTCGGCAAGGCGGCGGGGCCGGACGGGCGCGAGCACGGCTATGTGCTTGGCGATCTGTCGGGCCGTTATGCGCCGCCGGAATGGGCGAAAGTCGCGCTGACGGCGTGGCGGACGCATGGCGCGGACCGGATCGTCGCCGAGGTGAACAATGGCGGCGAGATGGTCGAGGCGACCTTGCGCGTCGTCGACCCGAACGTCGCCTTTACCGCGGTGCGGGCGGCGCGCGGCAAGGTCGCGCGGGCCGAGCCGGTCGCGGCGCTCTACGAGCAGGGGCGGGTGCATCATGTCGGCGCGTTCCCGCTGCTCGAAGACCAGATGTGCGCCTTCACCAGCGATTTCGACCGCCACGCGGCCGGGTACTCGCCCGACCGGGTCGATGCGCTGGTGTGGGGCCTCAGCGAGCTTTTGGTGTCGCCGATGAGCGGCGCCGGAATTTTCGAACTCTATCGCCGAGACGCGGCGAGCGGAGGTGACAAGTCATGACGCTTTTGGTGAAGGACGCGAATACGACCGTGCAGCCGCTGTCGACCGCGGTGGACGGGAACGGGAATCTGGTGCCGGTGCACGCGCCGGCCTCGACCAACGCGCAGGGCGTGGCGATGCCGGTGGGGCCGGCGACCCCGCTGCCGGTGATCAACGTGGCCGGCGCGGCGGCGAGCGACGGCAGCGGCACGGTCGCGACCGGGGGCAGCGCGCAGACCCTCTTCGGCGGGATCGCGCCGGCGAACGGGTTCCTCGTGCAGAATAATTCCTCCGCGGTGCTGTGGGTGTCGGATGCCGGCACCGCGGCGGCGGATGGCGCGAGCATCCAGGTTTTGGCCAACGGCGGGATTTTCGCGACACCGTCGGGGTATAAGCCGGCCGGGGCGGTGAGCCTCTTCGGGGCGACGACCGGCCAGGCCTTTGCCGCGCGGCGATGGTGACGGAAATGGCGGCGATGCGGTGGGTCGATCGGGCGATCGCGCCGGCCGCGTTTGCGGCGTGCGTCGCGTCCGGCTGGGGCGCGCTCGCGCAATCGCCGGGGAACTTCTCGACATTGGCGACGAGCGGCACGGCGACGATGAACGGCGACGTGCTGATGTGCTCGGGGCGGCCGTGGATCGACGTGCGCTGCAACGGAGCTCTCGGTGACGACAGCCACGACGATACGGCGGCGATCCAGGCGACGATCGAGACGGCAGTCACTCACAACTGGCCGGTGCATGTGCCGGCCGGGACTTACAAGGTGACGAGCGAGGTCACGATCGACTATGCCGCGCAGCCCGGGAACGGGTTTCGGCTGTTGTCCGAAGGGGCGACGATCGACGGGCGGTCGGTTGGATCGGGGCCGGTGTTGCAGGTTGAGTGCTCGGGCGGGACGAGTCTCAGTCCGACCGGGTGCTTTTATTTCCGGCAGGAGGGGACGCTGTTCGTCAATGCCGACACGCCGGGTTATGCGGTGAGGGTGGGCAAGACCGATTTCTCCGACGCGCATAACTCGATCCGGCTCGATCACCTGATCGTCAACAACGCGAGCACGGCGGCTGGAGCGGGGGCGTTGCAGCTCAATTACGTGTTGGACAGCGATATATTCGCGGTCGCCGACACGGCGGGCGGTGCCGCCGGGATGGCGCTCGAACAGGTGCAGTTTTCGCGGATCTCGGGGGCCGGTTCGGCCAATGGGACCGGGGGGACGGCGCTGCTCTTGGAAAACGGATACGATTTTTCGAACACGATCTTCGCCTTTGACATGGAGGCGTCGCCGATCTGCCTCGGCATCAGCTTTGCCCATGACGGGCAGAACAGCTTCGTGTCGCCGTATTTCGATTGCGTCACCGCGGTCAACGCGACGGCGAGCACGCACAACCTCTTGATGAACCCGAATTACGGCGGCGCGGTCGTCAACCGGGCCGGGCAGTCGGCCGGGATCGAGGTGAATGGCACAGGCAACTGGGCGCAGTGGCAGTTTCCGACGGCGGCGAGCTTTACCGCGTCGGCGGTCGATAGCGGCACCGCGGTGTCGTCCTACAACGCGACCGGCGGGACGCTGGCGGTGAATTTGCCGTCGCCGAGCGCGGTCGGGGCCGGATGGTGGATGGGGTTCGCTACCGATAACGGCAAGGGGATGACGATCACGGCGCCGAGTGGAGCGATCCTCGCCGGCGGCAAGTCGCTGAGCGCGGTGACGCTGGGGCCGGGGGATTACGAGTATATGCAGCTTGAGTCGGACGGGAATAATTTCCGGGTCGTGTTCGGGACCCGCAATACGCTGGCGACGAATGGGCTCGAAAGCCGGGACTGGCCGGGGAACTGGCTGTTTCCATCGACGAGCGGGTATGCGGCGCGGCTCGGCGATAACGGGAATGTGGTGTCGAGCTATAACACCAGCGCGGGGCTGAGCGTGACCTTGCCGCCGACGACCTCGCTGCCGTCGGGGTGGTCAATGGGGTTTGCGACCGACCAGGGCAAGGGCCTGACGGTCAACGTCAACGACACGAATGGCGGACATATCCTGTACCCGCAGGTCAACGCGGCGGCGCGGACGTCGCTGACGCTGGCCGGTGACCAGTACGAATACGTGACCTTGCAATATGATGGCGGCGCCAATTTCCGGGTCGAGCAGATGACACCGGCGACGGCGCAGCAGCTCGGCCTGGCCGGGACCGGCGGGATCGATCGGTGGAGTTTTCCGTCGGTCAGCGCCTATGCGACGACGGTCGCCGATAATGGCACGGCGATATCGGCCTTCAACAGCCCGCTGGGGTATCTGAGCGTCACCTTGCCGGAGACGGGTGCGATCAACCCCGGTTGGACGATCGCGATCGTCAATGACAACGGCAAGACCGCCAATTTTCAGGTCAATCCGACCAATGGCGGCAAGATCGTCTATCCCGGCAGCGGCGGCAGCGCGACGTCGCTGATGCTGGCTGCGGGGGATTACGAGGAGGCAGTGCTGCAGTTCGACGGGTCGAATTTCCGGGTCATGCAAGTGACGCCGGTGACGGCAGCCTCGATCGGCGTCTCCGGCGGGACGTGCCTTGAAAGATGGGTGTTCCCGTCGGTCAGCACCTATGCCGCCGCGCTCGCCGATTGCGGGACGGTGATGTCGGACTACAACACGCCGATCTCCAGCCTGACCGTCACGCTGCCGGCGACGAGCGCGATCGCCGCGGGGTGGTCGATGGGGTTCGTCACCGATAACGGCAAGACCCTGACCGTGCAGGTGAACGGCAGCGGCGGCGGACAAATCTTGGTTCCCGGCTCGCGTGGAGCTCAAAGCGCGCTGACGTTGTACGGGCAGAATTACGAGTATGTGCGGCTGACCTTCGATGGCGCGAATTTCCGGGTCACAGCGGTGACGCCGGCGACTGCGTCGGCGAACGGGATGTTTCCGGCGGGCGGCACGCCGTCGACGAGTTCGGCGGCGTGCCAGACCGGGCAGCTCGAGTTCGACAGCAACTTTCTTTACGCCTGCACCGCTCCTAATAGTTGGAAGCGGGCGGCATGGAGCAGCTTCTGATGCCCCCTCAAGGTGGTAAGCGCACAGCACTGACCCCGGGCCTCACCCCATCCTATACCTGGGGGCAGCAGGGGCTCGAAGCACAGTTCCGGGACGTGTTCCAGCCCGATCTAGGGATTTTCTCGCCGGGCTATCCGCTGGCGCCGATCGACGAGGAGGCGCTCCGGGTCTGGGACTTTCCGGTCGGCGCCAACACGATCTATACGCCGCGCGCCTATGAGGCGGTGTCGTTCGCGGAATTGCGGGCGCTCGCCGACGGGCACGACATCACGCGGCTCGCGATCGAGACGCGCAAGGACCAGATCGAAAAGCTCGGCTGGAAGATCAAGGGGGTGAGGGGCGCGCGGGTCGATCCGGGCCGGGTGGCGAAGGTCGCAGGGTTCTGGCGGCGGCCGGATGGCGAGCGGCCGTTCGCGACCTGGCTGCGCGAGGTGCTCGAAGACTTGCTGGTGCTCGACGCGCCGGCGCTGGAGATGCGGCGCAACCGGGCCGGCGAGCTGATCGGGCTCGACGCGGTGGATGGGGCGACGATCAAGCTGTTGATCGACGATACCGGGCGGCGGCCGCGTCCGCCGGCGCCGGGTTTCGAGCAGGTGATCCGCGGGCGGCCGTGGAAATTGCTGACCGGCGACGACCTGCTCTACCTCCCGCGCAACCCGCGGCCGCATAAGGCCTATGGGTTCGGGCCGGTCGAACAGATCATCATGACCGTCAACATCGCGCTGCGGCGCCAGGTCATGCAGCTCCAGCATTTCACCGAGGGGAATGTTCCGCCGGGGCTGCTGAGCGCGCCGGATGGGTGGAATGCCGAGCAAATCCGGCAGTTCCAGGAATGGTTCGACAGCGTGCTCGCCGGCAACACGGCGTCGCGGACGCGGCTTGTGTGGGCGCCGGGCGGGTCGAAATACCAGGCCTTTGCCGAGGCGCCGTACAAGGACGAGTTTGACGAGTGGCTGGCGCGGATCGTGTGCTTCGCGTTTTCGCTGCCGCCGACCGCGTTTACAAAGCAGATCAACCGCGCGACCGCCGAAACCTCGCAGCAGGCCGCGCTCGACGAGGGCATGGCTCCGCTGATGGGGTGGGTCAAGCGGCTCGCCGACCACGTGATCCAGGATCGGCTGGGCGAGCCGGAGTTGGAATTCGTGTGGGCGGAGGGACGGCCGGCCGACGCGGCGCAAGAAGCCAAGATCATCGACACCTATGTCCGCAGCGGCATCTACGCGATCAACGAGGCGCGGGACCTCTTGGGGCTCGACCCGGTGCCGGGCGGCGAGCGGCCGATGGTGTACGGGACGCAGGGGGCGGTGGCGCTTGGCGGTGCTGGTTCCGCGCCAGAAGTGTTGGCACGGCTCGCGACAGGTACATCCAGGCAGGCTTGCGAACGCCACGCTTCGGAACGGCGATCGGGCTCGGTTTCAATGCGCAAATACAACCCGGACGAGCCGCGGGTTTCCGCTGGCAATTCTCAAGGGGGGAATGGACGACCGGAACAGGGCGGCCACCATCCCTGCCGGTAAACCCGTTTCCAGACCACCCGGACTGCGCCGGAGAGTGGGCATTCGCGTACTAATATTGCAGCAGAATGAGAGATGAGGAAAGTTCCGCCCTGGGTATTCTGGACCCGGGAAGGATATGCTGAGCTGCCTTCTGGGACAGGTCTCCGAACGGTGCGGCGGCAACGAGGTCTAATGCAGCAACCGAGGCAGGCAGTCGCTATGGCGGATGAAATTACCCATGACGACATTGATCGTCAGTTTTACCTATTGCGGACCGAGCCGCAGAAGTTTCTGACTCTGACCAACGAGTTCGTTAAGCAGCGTCCGCGAGATGCCGGAGCATATTTTGTCCGGCACCAGGCATGGTCCGAGGTGGGCCAGCCCGAACTGGCTTTGGCCGACCTCGAGAAATCGCTAGAGCTTGAGGATCGTCCTGCCCCGTACGAAGCGCGAGGCCGTCTCCTTCAGGACCTGGGTCGCTACCAAGAAGCCATTGAGGCGTATGACCACTGTGAACGCCTGGACCCGGCGCAATGGCAGGGCGGCTTCGGTCCGTTGTTTCGCGCCGACTGCCATTACCGGCTGGGCAATGAGGCGGCCGCGTTGGCCGATTGTGACACGCTTCCCAACGACCACTGGACACCAGGCCTCCTCGGCGCGCCGGCAGGCACTAAAAGTGAGGTTGCGAAGGAACTACGCCGTCGTGCGACCGCGGCGCAGGGCAACCGCTAGGCCCGGGGCCGGATCGGCAGGCGGGGGCGCCTGCGCCGGGCGGATCGAAATACCAGGCCTTTGCCGAGGCGCTGCTGGCTCCGTCAAGCCGATCAGTGGGTTCCGCCCGCACCGACAATGACTCCCACCTGTAACCAGACGGTGATGCGCAATGCGCTTTTACGCTCCGCTCGCAAAGGTCGAGGCGGCACAGCATATGGTTTGGGGTTATGCCTCGACCGCGGCCGAGGATGACCAGGGCGAGACGATTACTCGCGATGCGCTGGCGGCGGCGCTCGACGATTACATGCGGTTCGCGAATATCCGCGAGATGCATCAATTGTCGGCGGTCGGTGTCGCCGAGGAGGCGGGGGTCGACGACAAGGGGCTTTATGTCGGCGCCCGCATCATCGACCCGCGCGCCTGGGAGAAGGTGACGGGCGGCGTCTATAAAGGGTACTCGATCGGCGGGCGGGTGACGCAACGCGACCCGGCCGACCGATCCGTCATCACCGGGCTCAAGCTCACCGAGATCAGCCTGGTCGACCGCCCGGCCAACCCCGAGGCGGTGTTCGATTGCTGGAAAGCCGAAGGAGGACAACACATGGCCGAAGCGGCCGCGGGTGCCAACCCGCCCGTGCAGATCTGGCATTGCGGCGTCGCCGCGCATCGTCACCTGATAAAGGCCGAGGCGATGCGCTGCGTCGAGAAGCGCGGCGGAGGCGATGACGGCGCCGCCGAGGCGGACGGCGATTTCGCCGATCCCGGGTATCGGCCGGACGGCGAGAAGCGGTATCCGCTCAACACCGAAGGGCATGTCCGCGCCGCTTGGGCTTATATACACCAGCCCGACAATACCGATCGCTATACCGAGGCGCAGCTCGCGCATATCAAGGCACGGATCGTCGCCGCGTGGCAGGACAAGATCGACCCGGCGGGGCCGCCGGGGGATGGCGTCGGCGGCAAGGCCGCGGGTGCCGGGGTGCGCAAGGACGGCGGCGGCGAGGTGACGCGGATCGGGCAGATCATCGGAGATCTCGAATGGTTGTGCGGGTTTCTCCGCGGGATGAGCGGTGACGGGGGCGAAGGGCCTGCGCGTGACGACGGCGCGAAAGGCGTGCGGCCGGGCGAGCTGATGAAGGCGCTGGCGGGTGAGATCGTGCCGCGGCTCGACGCGCTGGCGAAGCGGGTCGAGGACATTGCCGCGACCCCCTTACCGCCGCTGACCGCTGGGCGCGGGCATGCCGGGATCTCGAAGCGCGGGGACGGCGGCGGGTACGGCGACGATGTCGTCACGGCGCTGTCACGGATGAGCGACGAGGAACGGACGCTGGCGCTGATCAAGGCGGCGCATGCGAACCCGATCCGGCCGGCGATGCGGTAGTGCGGGGTTAGGTTCCTTGCGTGATCCGGATCCGTCATCCCGGCCTTCTCCGGAATGACGGTTGAGATAGCTGACGGTCAAACCGGTCATGGTCGCATAGACCAGAGCCGAATGAATGACAGAGACCCATCACCCGCCTTTCCGGCGGGTTTTTTGTTGCCACCTCCCAAAGGGAGTTTTTGATGAATCCGACACAAGATACGCTTGATCTGGTCAAGGGTGCGCTGCGCTCGCCCGACGACCGGATCGCCAAGACGATCTCGACGGGCACGGGGCTCGTCGCGTTTGATTTGCAAGCGCCGGCGAAAAATTTGTACCCGTTCGTCACACCGATCCGAAATGTCATTCCGCGGGTCGGCGGCGGGACGGGCACGGCGACGAACTGGCGCCAGGTGACGGCGCTGGTGGGCTCGGGCTATGACGCGATGGGGTGGGTCCCGGAGGGGCAGCGCTCGGCGCAGATGTCATATACGACCGGGACCAAATCGGCGACGTTTGTGACGATCGGCGAGGAGGACGCGGCGACCTACGAGGCGATCAGCGCCGGCCGGGGGTTTGAGGACATCCAGTCGCGGATGACGTTTCGGCTCCTGCAAAAGATGATGCTGAAGGAGGAAATGGCGATCCTCGGCGGCAACGCGTCGCTCCAGCTCGGCACCCCGGCGACGCCGGTGCTGTCGGCCTCGGGGTCGGGCGGGACCCTGCCGGCGACGACCTATTATGTGAAGGTCGTGGGGTTGACGCTCGAAGGCTTCCAGAATTCGAGCCTCTCTGGCGGGGTCGCGACGACAAAGCCGATCACGGGGGCGGACGGTCACTCCTATACGCTCGCCGGCGGGTCGTCGAATATCAGCGCCGAGGCGAGCCAGGCGGTGACGTCGGGGCAGACCTTGTTTTGTACCGTCACCGCGCTGCAGGGCGCCGTCGCCTATGCGTGGTATGTCGGGACGTCGACCGGGGCGGAGACGCTGCAGGCGATCACGACGATCAACAGCGCCGCGCTCTCGGCGCCGCTTGCCGGCAGCATGCAGGCGCAGTCGGCGGTCAGCGCCGACAATTCGGCGAACCCGAGCTATGCCTATGACGGGCTGTTGACGAGCGCGTTCAAGGCAGGCTCCAACGCCTATATCGCGACCCAGGCGAGCGGCACCGCCGGGACCGGCACGCCGCTGACTGCGTCGGGGCGTGGCTCGGTCGTCGAGATCGACACGATGTTCCAGACGATGTGGAACAATTTCGAGCTGAGCCCGACCGTCCTGTACGTCAACGTGCAGGAGCTGAAGAACATCACCGACAAGGTGCTGTCGAACGCGTCGGCGCCGCTGCTGCGGTATGAGGTGAGTGCGGATGGGAATGCCTATGATCTGGCCGCGGCTGGGGCGGTGTCGTTCTATTTCAACCCGTTCGCGCTCAACGGCGGGCTGCGCATCCCGATCCGCATCCACCCGCGCGTTCCGCCGGGCACGATCATCGGCTGGGCCGAGAACCTGCCGATCCAGTACCAGTCGAGCGAAGTGCCCAACGTGGCCGAGGTCAAGACGCGGCAGGACTACTACCAGATCGACTGGCCGGTGGTGACGCGGCAGCGCCAGGTCGGCGTCTATGCCGAGGAGGTGCTGGCGGTGTACGCCCCGTTTGCGATGGGTGTCATCACCAATATCGGCAACGGCTGATCGGGCTGTTTCACCACAGAGGCACAGAGGGCACAGAGAAAACGTTTCTCGGTGGTCTCTGTCGCCTCTGTGATGAACCCTTCAAAGGATTTCCATGAAAGCAAAGCGTTCGGCGTCGACGGCGATGACCGTCGCGATGCGGCATGACGATGCGCGGGCTTGCTCGATTGGCGGCGAGGTTTTTGCCGTCGGCAGGGACGGCGTGTTCAGGGTGCCGCGCGAGGCGGTCGAGGCCTTGCGGGGGCATGGGTTCGTGCTCGTAGATGAGACGGCGGGGTGAGGCGATGGCGTTTGGCGATCTGACGACGCTCGGGGCCGTCAAAGCCTGGTTGCAGACCGGTCAGAACCCGTTTCCGGATACCGATGACACGCTGCTTGGCAATCTGGTGACGGCGGCGAGCCAGTTCATCCAGACTTGGCTCGGCCGGCCGATCGCGATGGCTGACTGGGTCGAGGTGCGGGACGGGACCGGCGGGCAGCGCCTCGCCTTTGCGAACATCCCGGTCTGCGCGGTGCTGTCATTGACGATCGACGGGATCGATATCCCGCCGGTGCGCGGGGGCAGGGGTTTTGCCGCAGGTTACGTGTTCTCGCCGACCGAGCTGGTGGTGCGCGGATACGCGCTCACGCGGCGGGCGCAGAATGTGGTGGTGACCTACACGGCCGGGTACCTGGCGCCGCCGCCCGAGTTGGCGCAGGCCTGCGTCGAGTTGGTGTGTCAGCGCTACCGCGAGCGGACGCGTACCGGCGAGGTGTCGAAGGCGCTGGCGAGTGGCGAGACCGTGACTTATTCGCAGAAGGACATGAGCGACGACATCAAGACGGTCTTGTCACGATATCAGGCGGTGGTGCCGGTGTCGGGGTTTGCGCGGCAGCTCGCCGGGACCGCGACGGCCCCGGCGATCTTGGCGGCGGCGCTGTAATGGGCGCGACGATCGAGGGGCTCGAGGCGCTTGCTGCGCGGCTCGAGGAGATGCCGGGGAAACTGGCGGCGGCGCTGGGCGAGGAAGCGGCGCGGCTGGGGGACGAACTGCGGGCGGCGGTCGAGCGCAATTTGAGCGGCGGCGTACTGCAGCAGCGGTCGGGGCGGCTCGCGGGCAGCATCGACGTGGCGGTCCAGCGGGATGGGGCGGCGGTCTCGGCAACGGTTGGCAGCGATGTGCCTTACGCGGCGATCCATGAATACGGCGGGATGATCCCGGCGCGCGAGGTCTTGCCGCAGAGCGCCCGTGCGCTGGCCTTTCCGTGGCAGGGGCGCGCGCGGTTCTTCAAGCGGGTCGAGCTGCCGCCGGTGCAGATGCCGGAGCGGTCGTTCCTGCGCTCGGCACTGGCGGCGATGGCGCCCGAGATCAGGGCGGCGTTGGCCGCCGTGGTGAGCCGGGCGGTGGCGGCATGATCAGCCGCGAGCCGATCTATGCGGCGCTGTTTGCGCTGGCTGCCGGGGCGGGCGGGTTCGTCACGGCGGATCGCCGGCTGCGGCATTGGAGCGATGTCGCACCGGCGGAGCAGCCGGCGCTGTTCTTGAGCCAGAGATCGGAGACCGCGTCGGTACAGGCGTTGGGCGCGCCGACGGTGTGGACGCTGTCGGTCGACCTCTATGTGTATGTGCATTCGAGCGACCCGTATCTGGCGCCGGCGACGGTGTTGAACCCGCTGCTCGACGCGGTCGAGGCGGCGCTGCTGCCTGATCCGGTGACGGGGGTGCAGACCCTCGGGCTGCCGGGGATGGTTCAGCATGCCTATCTCGCCGGCAAGATCGCGACCGACGAAGGCGTGCTCGGCGACCAGGCGGTCGCGATCGTGCCTGTCGAAATCCTCTGCGTTTCATAGGAGTGCCGACGATGGACGACACCTCAGCGCGGCCTGAAGTCAGGCCGGCGCCCCACCCGCTCGACGCGATCGTCGAGGGCTGGTGGAACGAGCATTTCCCGGGATCGCCGGTCGCCCGGGTGACCGAAATTTGGAACCACGCATTCGCTGCCAAGGAAGAGCTGAAGCGGCGCTTGAAGGAAGGGACCTGACATGCAACTCGCTTTTGGCGCCGGGGCCCTGTGGGGCAACCGCACCGACACGACCGGCTCGGGCATCGGCCCCGACCAGTTTGCAATCCTGCAGGATGTCGAGATCGACTGGGACTGGCAGACCAAGGAACTCTGGGGGCAGTACCAGTTCCCGCTCGATATCGCGCGTGGGCAGGGCAAGATCACCGGCAAGGCCAAGTTTGCCCGCATTTTCGGGGCGATCTATGGCGATCTGTTTTTTGGCCAGACCCCGGCGTCGGGACAGGTGACGGTGTCGGAGAATGAGGCGCAGGTGGTTCCGGGAACGACGCCGTTTACGGTGACGGTCGCCAACGCCGCGACCTATTCCGACGACCTTGGCGTCTACTACGCCAACGGCAACAATGCCGGGCTGCGCTTTACGCGAGTGACGACGCCGGCGGCGGTGGGGCAGTATTCGGTCAACCTCTCGACGGGCATCTATACCTTTGCCGCGGCGGACGCCGCCGCGGCGGTGTCGATCAGCTATCTCTATACCGCGACGGGCGGCAAGAAGCTGGTGCTGTCCAACCAGTTCATGGGCTTCACGCCGGTGTTCAAGGCGACATTCTATACGTCGAAGACGACACAGAGCGTGCCGGCGAACCTCTCCTTGGTGCTGAATGCGTGCACCGCGACGAAGCTGTCATTGCCGACCAAGATCGACGACTACGAGATCCAGGAATTCGACTTCAGCGCGTTTGCCGACGCGGCCGGTACGATCGGCACGTTGAGCACCAACGAATGACCGGGACGGTGGTGAGACTGGCGGGCCGAGATTTCGCGATCCGCCCGCTGACCCTGGGGCAGCTCAGGGTCGTGCTGGAGGTCGTCGCGGCGTTGCCGGGGAAGGGTGGCGGCGACCTCGTCGAGGCGGCGGCGCGGATCATCCAGGCCGGGGTGTCGCGCGATGATCCGGCGCTGACGCTCGACGCGGTGCTGGGGATGGAGACCTCGCTCGACGAGGTCAACGCGGCGGTCGCGGCGATCCTCCAGGCCGCGGGCCTGAAGGCGGCGGGGCTCGGCCCGTCGGGGGAAGCGGTGCCGGCGGCGACAGCCGCGCCCAGCTCGCCGGCATCTACGGCGCCCTCGCGACCGGCTGCGGGTACCCCTATCGCGTGATCGACGCGATGACCCTGGCCGAGGCCGAGGAGATCTTTGCGTATTGGGCCGACAACCCGCCGATGCATCTGATGGTGCAGACGATCGCCGCGATGCTCGGCTGGAAGAAGCGGCCGGCGGCGCGGGCGAGCGACGGGCTCGCCGAGATCGCCGCTGTGCCGCCGCCGGGGCTGGCGGTGGTCCAGGGGGATGCCGGGATGCCGGCCCCGATTTTCGATGTCGATACGCTGCGCGCCGCCAATCGGGCGCGGGCGGCGGGCAAATAGCGGGTGGGGGTGAATCGTGGCCGACGAGGTCCAGATCAAATTTACCGCCGACGCGATGCCGGCGGTCCGCTCGGTGTCGGAGCTGCGGGATGCGCTGGCGATGCTGGCGCCGGCAGTGTCGGCGTTCGGCAGCTCGTCGCTGCGCGTGTTCCGCGACCAGATGCAGATGCTCGTCGACATGAAGCAGATGACGACGCAGCAGGCGCTGGGGTTCGACATCGAATACACCGCGCGGCTCCGCGACCAGGAGGCGCAGCGGCTGCAGGCGGTGATGGCCAGCGACGCGACGACGATCGAGGAGAAGACCAAGGCGCTGGACAATTTGGCGCAGCTCGATACGCAGTACACGGCCGCGGTCACCGACGACCAGCGCCGCATCGCCGATCAGGCGAAGACCCAGGCGCAGGCGGTGCAGCGGTCTTACGAGGCTGCGTTCGACCGGCTCGGCGGCTCGGCGCAGCGGACCTTCAACGAGATCCTGACGGGGCAGACCACCTGGGCCAAAGGCTCGATCGAGCTGACCCGCCAGGTCGAGAGCTCTTTCCTGACCGAAGTGGAGAACATGGCGGCGAAATGGGCGGCGTCGGGGCTCGCGAGCCTTGCCGGCGGGGCGGTGTCGAGCGCGGTGTCGGGCGCTCAGGCGACCGGGGCATCGGGGCTCGGGGCCGGTCTGATGGCGCTGGTGGGGCTCAACCAGCCGGGAGGGCTGCTCGGGACGGGGCTCTTGGCCGGCGGCGGCGCGGCGCAGGCCGCGTCGATGACGGCCAACACGGCGGCGCTGACCGCCAGCACGACCGCGATCACCGTCTTGACGACGGCGTTGACCGGGGCCGCGGCAGTCAGCGGCGGCGGCGCGGCCGTAAGCGGGCTCGGTTCGGCGGCCGGGGCGGCAGCGGCGGGCAGCGCGGCCGGGGGTGGCGGGCTTTTTTCGTGGCTCGGCGGGCTGTTCGCGTTCGCGGGGGGCGGGATCGTGCCGAGCGCAGCGGGCGGCTGGGCCTTGCCCAATTTTGCCGGCGCGCAGCCGGCCCTCCTGCATGCGCGCGAGATGGTGCTGCCCGCGCCGATCAGCGAGGGGTTGCAGGCAATGATCGGGAGTGGCGGCGGCGCCCAGCATTTCCACGCGCATTTTCATGGGCCGGCCGACGCGCCGGCGGTCAACCGCTGGTTCCGCGACAACCTCAAGCAAAATGCCGGCGCGCTGCGCGACCTGTTCCGCGCAAACGCACTGACGCCGCGCAGTCTGTAGGCCGCGATGACCGCGATTTTTCCGACGCTGCCCGGCCTTACCTGGAGCGTCACCAAGCAGCCGCGTTTTGCGACGCGGATCCAGCGCGCCGTGTCGGGCCGGGAATTGCGCGCGCTCGACCAGCCGAACCCGATCTGGACGTGGACGCTGACGTATTCGCTGCTGCGCGACGGCGGCGGCTATGACGAGCTGCGGACGCTGATGGGGTTTTTCCTCGATCAGCGGGGGGCTTTCGCGTCGTTCCTGTTTGTCGATCCGGGCGACAATAGTGTGACCGGGCAGGCACTCGGGACCGGCGACGGGAGCGTGGCGGCGTTTCAGCTCGTGCGCACGATGGGCGGGTTTGCCGAGCCGGTCACGGCGCCGAGCGCGGTCGGGAACGTGTATGTCAACGGCGTCGTGCAAAGCCCGGGCGGGTATTCGGTCGGCGCCGATACCGGTGTTGTCACCTTCGCCACGCCGCCCCCGGCGGGCGAGGCGGTCAGCGCCGATTTCACTTATGCCTTTCGCGTCCGGTTTGCCGATGACTCGGCGGAGTTCGAGAATTTCATGTTCCAGCTCTGGTCGCTGCGTCAGGTGAAACTGCAATCGGTGCTCCTGTGAGATCGGCATCGCCCGCGCTGCAGGATTACCTGGCGCAGAACGACCGGATCGTGATCGTCGATCTGTACACGTTCAGCCTGCCGAGCGGATTGGTGCTGCGCTATTCGGGGTGGACGACGGCGCTGACCATTCCGGGGACGGCGTTTCCGGCGGGAAGCCTCAATTACAACGCCGCCGGCTATACCGATTTCACGCTCGGGCCGCGGTTTGGGCGGTCGATGGTGACGACCAAGATCGGGGTCGAGCCGGCCGAGCTCGACATCACCGTGATGGCGGAGGGCGACGAGATGATCGGCACCCTTAGCTTCGCCGAGGCGGTGCGGGTTGGCGAATTCGACGGGGCGACCGTCGAGCTCGACCGGTTTTTTGCCCCACCGCACGCCGGGGGCGGGGCGCTGTCGACTGCGCTGGGCGCCATCGTGTGGTTTTGCGGCCAGGTGGCCGAGACCGATGCGGGGCGGACCAGCATTGCGATCAAGGTGAAGTCGATGATGAATTTGCTGGCGGTGCAACAGATGCCGCGCCGGCTATACCAGGCCGCCTGCACGCATGTGTTTGGCGACGCGATGTGCGCGTTCGACCGGACGAGCCTGGCGTCGACACAGGCGGCGCTTGCGGGATCGACCCAGGCGGCGATCGTCACTGGCCTCGCGCCGAGCCCGGCGACGCTTTTCGACCAGGGTACGATCATCGGCGTTACGGGGCTCAATGCCGGGCAGACGCGGACGCTCGCACAATTCACCGGCGGCGTCGCGTCGCTGCTGAAGGCATGGCTGTTTCCGGTGTCGGTCGGCGACACGTTCCGGCTGCTGCCCGGCTGCGACCACACCACGGCGACTTGCAAGAACACCTTCGACAACCTGATCCATTACGGCGGGTTTCCCTATATCCCGCCGCCCGAACTGGCGGTGTGAGATGAGCGAGGGGAATTCCATCCGCGCCGCGGTCGTCGCCGAGGCGCGGAGCTGGCTCGGCACGCCGTTTCATCATCAAGGAAGGGTCAAGGGCGCCGGCGTGGATTGCGCGATGCTGCTCGCCGAGACCTATGAGCGCTGCGGCGTCGTGAGCCATGTCGACCCCGGCTATTACCCGCCCGACTGGCACATGCATCGCGAGGCCGAGCGGTATCTCGACCGGTTGCTGAATTACGCGCATGAGCTGGAGCGGTTGCCGCTGGCGGGCGACGTCGCGGTGTTCCGGTTTGGCCGGACGTTTTCACATGGTGCGATCGTCATCGAATGGCCGATGGTGATCCACGCTTTTTGGGCTGTCGGGCGGGTCGTGTGGGGCGATGCGACGCGCTATCCGCTCGCCGGGCGCGACACCAGATTTTTCGGAATCATCAATGACTGATCCGACCTATACCGGGAAGGGTGGCGGGCCGACGCCATTCGTCAACGCCTTCACCAACAATACGATCGGCTCGTTCCGTTATAACACCAGCCAGGCCGGAAGCCCGATCCCGATCTGTTATGGGACCCAGCGGGTGACGATCAACCTGCTCGAGTTCTGGGGCTTTACCGGGTCGTCGGGCGGCAAGGGCGGCAAGGGCGGCGGCGGGGGCACCGGAGGCGGCAAGAAGGGGCAACAGCAATACTCCGTCAATGTTGCGCTGGGAATCTGCCAGGGACCGGTCTCGTTCGTCGGCTCGATCTACGGTTCGGGCTCGGGCAATCGCATTTGGTCGAATGGCGGGATCGCGGCGGGGCTCGGCGCGGTCGGGCTCAACGGCTACGGCGGCAGCGACGGGCAGGCGCCCGATGCGGTGTTCGCGAGCGGCGATTCCAACCAGCCGGTCATCGGCTATTCCGGCACGGCCTACACGACAGGGACGCCGATGCAGCTCGGCTCGTCACCGGCGCTGCCGAATGTCTCGTTCGAGATCACCGGGGTCGGCGCCGGCACCGCCGGCAGCCCGTTCCCGAACGATGCGAGGCCGGATCTGATCGTCACCGATTTGTTGACCAATGCGCGTTACGGCGCGGGGTTTCCGGCGGCCAATCTCGACAGCGCGGCCGCCGCCGATTGGGGCGCCTATTGCCAGGCGGCGGGGCTCGGGATGTCGCTGTTGCTCGACCGGCAGCAGCCGGCGGCGCGGTGGCTCGAAGAGGTGACGGACCTGACCGTGTCGGCCGTGGTGTGGTCGGGAAATACGCTCCGGATCATCCCATACGGGGACCGGGCGCTGTCGGCGAACGGCACGAGCTGGACGCCCGATTTGACATGGCAATACAGCCTCGGCGATGACGATTTCCTGCCCTGGGGGCAAGGTGGAGACGGGGGAAGCGATCCGGTCCTGCTCACCCGCAGCGATCCGGCGCAGGCGACCAACTGGCTCTCGCTCGAATACATGGACGCCGGCAACAGCTACAACGCGCAGATCATCGCCGTGTTCGACCAGGGGATGATCGATCAGTACGGGCTGCGCAGCGAACCATCGCTCCAGGCGCACGAATTCACCAACCCGGACATCGCGACCGTGTCGGCGACGTTGCAGCTTCAACGCCGCATCTACATCCGCAACACCTACCAGTTCAAGTTGGGCTGGCGGTACTGCCTGTTGGAGCCGATGGACATCGTGCTGATCACCGACACCACGCTGGGGCTCGACGCGGCCGCGGTGCGGGTGACCCAGATCGCCGAAGACGAGAATGGCGAGCTGACCGTCACCGCCGAAGAGATCCCTGGGCTGACGCCGTAACATGCCGGGAACCATCAGGCCGATCGGAGTCGGCACCGCGAGGCCCTATCCGAAGCAGGCGACCGCCGGGGCGGCGCTCGACCCCTTCGTGCCGCCGGGCGACACCAACGCGCCGATCATCTTCGAGCCGCCGCCCGGTCTCACCGGCGGCGCCAACGAGGTGTGGATCCTCGCGACCGGCGGTTCGAATTGGGGCGGCTGCCAGATCTGGGTGTCGAGCGACGGCAACACCTATGCCTTCGCCGGCACGGCCTATCGCGGCGGGCGACAGGGCGTTCTGACGGCGGCGCTGCCCGCCGGCGCCGATCCCGACACGACGCACACGCTCGCGGTCGACCTGAGCGAGAGCGAGGGGCAGCTGCTGTCGGGCACGGTGGCGGACGCCGACAACATGGTGACGCTGTGCTTCTGCGACGGCGAATTGCTGGCCTATGAGACCGCGACGCTGACCGCTGCGTATAAATATGGCCTTACCTATCTGCGGCGGGGCGCCTATGGCACGCCGATCGCCGCGCATGGGAGCGGGGCCCAGTTCGGGCGGCTCGGGCCGAATGACCCGGCGGTATTCCACTACGGCTATCCGGCAAATTTTATCGGCCAGACGATCTACGTGAAGCTGCCGGCGTTCAATTTCGTCGGCCAGGAATTGCAGAGCCTCGCCACGGTGTCGGCCTATGACTACGCACTGGGCGGGGCGGGCACGAACCCGCTCGGCAATCCGATCATCGCCACGCTCGCGGCCGGCATCGGCGAGAACTGGGGCACGATTGCGACAAGCCTGATCGGCTCGGCCGATCTCGGCACAGCGACCGCGGCGGTCGGCGTTTCCATCAACCTCGGAACGGCACCCTGATGTCACACACCCAGGTTCAACTCGCGCGGGGCAACTCGGGCGAGATCGCAAGCTATGCCGGACCGGCCGGCGAGATCGTCGTCAACACCGACGATTTCACCTTGCATGTCCAGGACGGCGCCACCGCCGGCGGCCATCAGGCGGGGGCACCGTGCGGCGGCAATTACTCCTATCAGCAACCCGCGAGCGGCGCGACGCTGACCGCGGGCGCCTATCTCGCTGCCTATGTCATCGACCCGGCCGGGACGCTGTCGACGCTGGCGGTGGTGATGCCGCCGACGGCGAATGACGGACAGTTCTTCGAGCTCAGCTCGACCCAAACCATCACGGCGCTGACGGTCGGTCCGGCATCCGGCCAAAGCGTCAACGGCGGCAGCCTGACGCTCGGCGCCCATGCCGGCGCCGGGTGGCGCTACCGCACGGCCAACAACACCTGGTATCGGAGGTTTTGATGCGAAATCGTCGTGTTTCAGCGGCGCTGCTGATGGCCGCGGCCATCGTTCCCGCCGCCGCGGCCTCCGCCGATCCGACCTATCAGCCCGCGGTGCAAGGCGTGCCGGCGGCGCCGGTCGAGGTCGGGTCGTCGGACCAGAGCGGGCATGTGGTGCCGGCGTCGAGCGCGAACCCGCTACCGACGCTGTGGTTCGGCGATCGGGTCGTCGGGGTACCGGCGGTCTCGACCTCGGCCTACGCGGCGGGGAACGATGTCGGCGGGCTGAACTCCCTGTCGTTTCGAGGCTCGGGGCCGGTCTCGCTTGTCGAAAGCGTGGCGGTGAAGTCGCTGTCGGGGCAGATGCCGACGCTGACCGTCTATCTTTTCGACAGCGCGCCGCAGAACTCGACCTTTACCGACAAAGGCAGCTTTTCGCTCAACGCGTCGACTCCGGGAACCGACGGCATCGTCGATATCGACCGGCTTATCATCGCGCCGTTTTCGGTGTCACTTGCCGCGCCGACCGGAACAACCGTCAGCTTTGCCGAAAACGCCAACCTGGCCCGCATCCCGCATGCCGGTACGGCGACGCTCTATTACGCGATGGTCTCCGGCAGCACCTTCACGCCCGGCTCGACGACCGACCTTCGTATCGGCGTCCAGGCCGTCCAGCAGCACCAGTGAGCGCGATGAAGATCACGCGACGCGCGGCGCTTGCGGCCGCGCCCCTGGCCGCCTTTTCCGGGGCGGCGCGGGCCGGTTTGCTGCAGACCATCCTGCTGAGCGGCAAGGCCCAGGGCTTTCCCGCCCCTGGCCTCGTCGGTCTTTGGTACATGGATCGATATCAGGCCGCGCCGCGCCCTCACGTGCCGAATGCGGCGGCCGGCGGCGCCGTGCCGCAGAACCTGATCTCCGCGCCCCGCCGCGTCTTTGCCACGAGCCTGTGGGGCCGCACCAGCTGTACTGCGACCGACAATTTCGCGGTGGGACCGGACGGTTTGACGGAAGCATCCCGTCTGCAGGTCAACGCCGACACCGACGGCTACTTGTACAGCGTGTTTTCGGGTGGTCTCCCCTCGGGGACCTATACGGTCCGCTGCGCCATCAAGAGCAACACCGGCGCGTCGCAGTCGTTTCGGTTCGGGGATATCGCCGGGTCGATGGACACCGCTGCCGCGACGACGAGCTGGCAGGTGTTCGCCAAGACGTTCGCGGGTTGGAGCGGCGCGCGCCAGCCGGGCATCCGGACGGCCGACTCGGCGAGCCCGGCCCTCGATCTTTTGGTCTGCGATTTCGGCGTCTACCCTGGTTCGCTCGATCTCGGGCCGGACACGTTGAGCGGCGCAGTGCTGCTCGGCCGAACCGCCTATGACAGTTCGCTGCCGGCCTATACCGCCGGCGCGCTCCAATACGCCACCAACCGCTATTCCATCGCACAATTCGCGGCGTCGAACGGGAGCTGGTCGTCGGCCACGATGATCGTGCTGGCCGCGAAGACGGCGGGCGCCCATACGGGAAACGAGTGGGGGTTCGGGAACAACTCCCCGCTCATCGTCGGGTTCGAGAATGCCGGTCCGTTCTCGTATTTCGGCGGCGACAGCATGTACACGCAGAACAACGGCGGGGCGACCACGCCGCGGACCAGCTCCAGCCTGTGGGACGACACGTTCCTCAACCTGGGCTGGAGCGCCTTTGGGCTCCGTTACGACGCCGGCCAGGGCGGCGGCGATGCCTGGCTTGACGACCTCAAGATGTTTAGCCGGACCGTGGCGCTGCCGTCGCAAAAGGTCGAGGATTTCTTCTGCGGGTTCCTCAATAACGGCGCCTCCGCGCTCTTCAGCGACTACAAGATCGGTGCGATCGCCTTGTGGAACCGGGCGCTTTCCGACGCTGAATACCGGCAGGCTTATGGCGCCCTTGTGGCCCGCATCGGGGCCTCGGGGAACAGCATTGCGCCAAAGAGGATCTACGTCGCCGAGGGCGACAGCATCACGGTCGCCCCGACAATCTCGACTTTCTACCCACTTCTGGCCGCGGCGTCGTTCAGTCCGGTCTGCCAGGGGTTCGACAATGCCGTCACCGGCTCAGGCGTGGCCGACTGCCTGGCACGTCAGGCGGCGGTCAACGGCCGTATCCCGCCCAATCCAGGATCGCGGAAATTCATCCTGTCGCTGCTCATCGGACACGACGATCAGGGAAGTCCGACCTATCTGACCGACCTCGCCGCGCTCTGCGACGGGTATCGCAAGGCGGGGTGGAAATTGGTGCTCTGCACGCTGACGCCCTCGACGGTCAGCGGGTTCAGCGCGTGGCGCGCCACGGCAAATACCGAAATCAGGCTTTGGACGACGGGCGGGTCGATCGTTTCCGGGATCCATGCCGACGCGATCTGCGATTTTGCCGCCGATCCGACGATGGGGCCGGACAGCGCAGCCTCGAACACCTCGCTCTACAGCGACGGCACGCACCCGACGGCGACGGGGGCGGCAAACCTGGCCGCGGTGCTGGCCCCGGTGATCAACGGGCTTTGATGCGGCCCTCGTTCGCGAACGACAACCCCATCACCAACCTGGCGGCCGATCAATGACGGCGGATGCGGAGAACATGGACCGGGCGCTGGGCGTGCTGTGCGCCGAGGTCCGCGCGCTCGGTCAGCGTATTGACGAGTTGCGCGGCGATCTGCGCTCGCGCTCGGGCGAACTGGCCGAGCTCGACCGGCGGGTCAGGGCGGTCGAGCTGCGCCTCGCCAGCGACACGGCGGCGCGCAATTCCGCCGACTATGTCCATCACCGCTGGCGCATGGCGCTGACGGCGCTGCTGGGCGGCGCCTCGGGCGTGCTCGGCGCGGTGACCGCACGCTGGCTCGACGGCCATCCCTAATCTGACGGAGGCGCATGTGACGGCTTTACCCGACCCCGTGTTCGACGGGGTGGTCGATGTTTCGCATTGGAACGGCACGATCGATTGGCCCGCGGTCGCCGCGGCCGGAGTCGCGCTCGTGCTGATCAAGGCGAGCGAAGGCGGCGGTCATGTCGACCCGCTGTTCGAGAAGAACCGGGCCGGGGCGGAAGCAGCCGGAATGCTCGTCGTGCCGTATCATTTCGTCGACGCCGCGACCGCCGGCGCCGCGCAGGCCGCGCATTTTCTGAAGGTGTCCGGCGTCGGCGAAGGCGCCCCCGCGATGATCGACTGGGAGACGCCGGCGCCAGTGGCGGTGATGACTGAAATCGGCGAGGCCGTCGCGGCGGTGACCGGCCGGGATCCGGTCGGCTATTACGGCTGGGCGCAGCTCCCGGCGGCCGAACCGAATTTGTCGCGGTGGCCGCTGATGCTGCCCGAATACCCGCAGCGGCACCGGACCGGCGATTACGCGAGCCTTGTTGCCGCCGCGCCGAGGCTTCCGCCCGGCCGTCCGGCCGTGCGCCCCTACGATTTCCACCAGTATACGGAGCGAGGAATCGTCGCCGGGATCACCGGCAACGTCGACCGCTCGGTCTGGGTCGGCACCGAGGCGCAGCTTCGCGCCTGGCACGCCACCGGGGCCCTGACCGCGGAATGAACCATGCCGCCTTGGGCGCGGGGCTGTGCTGCCTCACGCTCGCGGTGCTGCTGCTCACCGACCTTACCGGCGCCGCGCCGGAATCGCCGCAGGCCGTCAACACGGCGCTGCTGGCGCTCGCCTACGGCTTTGCCGGCGTGCTCCTCGCCGCCTTCGCCTTCGCGCCGATACCGGCCTGATTTTCCCTCAATCGGAGACCATCGGATGATCTCGTACATCAAGGCTCGCCTCGGCGAGCATGCGACGCAGCTTGCGCTCAGCACCGATTTCGGGTCGCTGATCGCCGCGCTCAGCGGACAGATCGGCTGGGGCGCGTTCGCGACCGTCGTGATCGGGTCGCTGCCGGCGATCATGATGCCGTCCCGCGCGGGAGGCATGCAGTGAGGCGCGCCGGCCTGGCCCTGGCGGCCGCGCTCGGCCTCGCTGCGTGCACCTCGCAGCCAGCGAGCGACATCAACGCGCTGTTGGGCTCGACCGCGGCGGCGACAACGCTGAGCTACGTCGCCGCGCTCGACCCGACGATCGCCGGCTATCTCGACGACGCCGACAACGCGATCGCGACAGACGCGCCGAAGGTGCTGTCCGATGCCTGCGGCGCCGTGTCGATGGGAAGCGAGATCGTGGCGGTGATCGAAGAGATCGATCCGAAGCTGATCTCGGCCGCAAACCAGGAGGCGATCGCCGCGAGCCTTGCCGCCGCCGAGCCGCTATGCCCGCCGAACCCGGCGCCGGCCAATGTCGCGCAGGCGGCAGGCGAGATGCTGACGCTTTATGAAGCGCTGGAAAAGGCGTGGGCCGGGGCCGGCGTCACGCTGCCGGCGGCGAATTGATGGTGGCGCGGATTGCGCCGGCGCGAACTGGCGCGGCATGGATCGGGGCGGCGCTGGCGCTCTGCGGGGCGCTGGCGCTTGGGGGCTGCGGCGGGCTCGTCGCCGCGGGCTCGGCGCTGGGGGCGGCGTCCGGGGTGCTGACGATCGTCAACACGGCCGCTTCCGACGCCGATGCGGTGATCAAGGATGCCTGCGCTGCCTACGATACCGGCAAGGCGGGGGCGGACGCCGTCGTGAAGACCGGGCTGGTTACCGCGGATGCGGAGACGAAGATTTCGTCGATCGAGAGCTTTGGCGACGCCGCATGCACCGACCCGCCCTCGGGCGACTCTCTCTCGACCGCGATCTGGCTCGGGCAGCTTATCGGGCAGATCTCGACCCTGGCGGGCGCGCGGCAGGGTTAGCGGGCGCGGCGCCGTGTCGCTTGATCCGGCGCCGCCCGCCCGGCATCGTGCGGCGGAATGGGGCGGGGGAACGCGATGCGGGTCACGGCGGCTTTGGCCGTGGCCGCATGCCTGCTGATGGCGGGCTGCGGCGACAAGGACCAGGACACAACCGGGCATACCGGCTGCCCGATTCCCGTGCATTACGACAAGGCGACGCTCGACAAGGTCCAGGCCGCGCTCGACAAGCTTCCCCGCGACAGCATCCTGCGCCAGGTCATGAGCGACTATGAACAGGAGCGCGACGACCTGCGTTTTTGCCGCTGA